CTGGTGCGGCACCCAGAACTGCGACCTGCCATCTCACAGGCGGAGATTGAACGCCTTGTTTGTAACCTGGATGATGAATTGGCCGCTGTTTTGGCTGGCTCCCGTACCGACCAACTCAGGGCGGCAGGGAATGGCGTTGTATCTCTTCAGGCAGCGTTCGCTTTTGTCACGCTTGCTCGGCAAATCTGCAAGCAATAAAGGAGCCGCACAATGAACGCCGTATTCCTACGTCTGCCCAATGGCAGCGAAACGAACATCTCCATCTGCACGTCATGCGGGGCCCCGGCGCGAGGCCGAACGCAGTTTGACATCTCCGAGAAATGCTGCACATGCTGGGAGTGCGGCGGGCCGCTGACGGCGGAAGAGAAGAAGCACCCAGGGCATTATCATGCGGCGTGTGATCGGCTACGCAGAGGCACGATGGATCTGGCGCGCTTGGAGAAGGCCACGCTGGTCGAGAATTACGACGGGCCGGTTTACTGTGAGGGCGTCCCAGGCGGAAGCTACGGCGACGGGTATTTCTCAGACGTTGACGAACTTGAGGATTGTCTCGAAAAGGGCTGTGGCGTAGAGTTCGCCTACTGCTGCACGTCGTCCCGCGTTGTAGCACTTGACCTTGACGGCATCCTTGAAAACGCTACGCAGGAGTCTTTCGAGGACGCCATTGACCATATTAAAGGCCGCGACTATCTTCAGGCTGCTGTGGATGCGTTCAACGCAGCAAACGCGAAGTTGTTGAGCTGGGATGTGGACTACTCCCGGAAAGTGAAGGTGGAGCGTGGGAGCTAAAATCGACCGCCCAATCCTGTATTCCGCGCCGATGGTGCGTGCGTGCCGGGCATATCTAAAGACCGAGACGCGGCGGGCCCGGGGGCTGAAGCGGATCAACGAAGCGCCTGGCGAATGGGAATGCCTTGGGGAACTATACGGAATTCCACGCGGTCAGTTCGACTTTCAGCATAAGGAAACTGGCGAGGTCATTACGGTTAGGTCGCCATACGGAGTCTCCGGCGACGGGCTGTGGCATCGGGAGGCGTACCGGGCCAGTGCCTGCTACAACGATCTGCCGCCAAGTGAAGTGCCGGAAGGTTCGCCGATCTGGTACGAAGCTGACAGCACCCCGGCAATCGTCGGCGCGAGGTTTGGCAAACTCCGCCCGGGCATGTTCATGTGCCGGTGGATGAGCCGCGATTCTTCGGTGGTGGTGCGCTCTTACCCTGAGCGCCTGCACGAGATCACGGAGGAGGGGGCGAAGGCTGAGGGCGCACTGTTTCACGACGGCATGGGCGTCGGGCATAGCGGCTGGCGGCACGACAGGGACCACGGAACGGTCTATGTCAACGCCCGGACATCGTACTTCCATCTCTGGGACTCCGTCAACGGCCTCGGGGCTGCGGCGAAGAACGAATGGGTTTGGGTGACGAAGTTTAGTATGGTGGCGTGAAGGGGAGGGAATGGAAGAAGATGATCTATCAACAAAAGGATTTGGGGGTGACCTGTGAAATACGAAACACTTGAAGTCATAGCCGTGCTTGCGGCTGCGTATGTTGGGTTCAGGCTAATGTACCGGGCGATCACCGGTGGCTGGGATAAGTCGGAACCGAAACTGGAAGATGCGGAAGCGCAGCATGGGACGTCGGAGCCCAATAACGCGGAGCCGTGGTCATGAACGAAAGCCAGCGCTCACAGTTGCGCGAACTCATCGCCTACTGCCGGGCGCACGTTGAGACGCCGCTCGGAATCATCTCGAACTCCATGCTCAATGACCTGGCTGCTTTGTCAGGTCGCCAGCGCACGTGGAAGAAACTGCATCCAGCCGGGATGACCGCATGTGGTCACGCGACCAATAATCGTCACCTCGTCTTGGAACTTTGCGACCAAGCGGAGAAGGTTCTGGATCTCCGACCTCTGCTGGTACTGGTCCCATGATCTCAGCAGCCACAATCGAAGCCATCAAGGCGGCCGTGCCGACATACCAACTCGTGTCGGAGTACGTCCGCCTGCGTAAATCTGGCAACGATTACCTTGGCTGCTGCCCGTTCCACAACGAAAAGACGCCCAGCTTCCGCGTCCACGTGACCGGCGAACGGGCCGGGCTGTGCAAATGCTTCGGATGCGGGTTTGCCGGCAACCAGATTGATTTCCTGCGCGAGATCGAGCAACTCACGTTTTTGCAGGCGATCCGCCAACTTTCCGAACGGTCCGGCATCCCGCTGGATGAGGAGAAGCCAGCGCAGGCGGTGCCGCCAAAGAGTCGAATGCGCCGGATTGCGGATCAGGAAGACGAGGAATGCTGTGAGTGGTGGTGGAAAACACGTACACAACATATAGTGGCCGAATTAAATCGTGCCGCAAGTGAGGCTGAATGGTTCCCGGTTTCAATATCATGGAGTGATGCTGGCGAACAGGAATTTGAGGCCCTCGCGCCGATGCCTGACTCGTATGCGTGGGCAGCATGTGTTGGCAGGATCTTTCAGTGGTGCGAGGGTCGGCTGGAAAGTGGTGACGGCGTGAAGCTGGACAAAGTGGAAAGGATGAGAATGTTCAAAGCGATGGTAACGGCAGGGGATCGGCGGGAGTTCCGAAAAGAGCGTTCAGAATTGCGGATGATAGATGGGCTGATTATGGAAGCCTTGGCGGTGGTGCAGTCATGAGAACAAAAGACGACGTCCTCGCGGACCCGATAGTTGGCGATCAGGCTGGGCACCGAGATAAACCAGACAAGCGCGTGACGTTGCGGTTTACTGATGCGACAGGCCAAGAATGTCTGTGGGTGACAACCACAAAAGTAATGACTGTTCAGAACTGGCGACGGATGATGCGCGGCGCTACCGTCTTGAAGGTGGCGCAGCCATGATGACCTACCCATCTCACGGGCTCAGCATGAAACGCAATTGGGGCACTGTCAAAAAGTGCCCGCACTGCGTAAAGACGAACATTACTATGACCTGCAAGGATCAGATCACCTGCGGCGGGATCACGTGCAGGGACCTGCAGAACAAAAAAGCCGCACGTGACCGAACGGCGGCCAGAAAAGCGCTGCGTGTCGCAGTTCAGGAAGCAGCGTAGACCCTTGACTGCCCTTCTCGAATCTCGCATCCAATCTGCCATTGATGGCGGTCCGGAGGACTGCTACGACGGGGAACTGATCCGCGAACTGGCCATTATGGAAGCAGCGGACGAGGAAGACGTTCGACGCGATGGCCGGGCTGAGATGCAGCGCTGCGTCATGCGGTTCAGCGCGAAGTTTAAGCGGGATTTTTCTGCCAGCCGGTTCAAGAATCTTATAGGCGCGGAAGCGGCGAGGCTGAAATCAGAAGCACATCGCGCTAGGCAGGAAGAAAAACAGAACCGCGGCGAGGACTGGAAAGACTATCTGGTGATGAAGCCGTCGAAGGACGGTGACGGTACCGTAGCACCCTGCGAAGAGTCGGCCATCATCTACTTTACGAATCACGATGACTGGAAGGGCGCTCTTGCGTGGGACGAGTTCACCGCAGAGCATTCGGTGGTGAGGCCATTGCCGATTGGCGTAAAGCCCGGGCAGCCGCTCGAAGACCATCACGACACACTCATTCAGGCGTGGTTGCAACGTGAGACGCGGGAGCCGAAGTGGGCGCTCGACACGGTGCGCCGCGCAGTGGACGTTGTCGCAAAGGCCAGATCATTCCATCCAATCAAGAGATACCTCGAAGGGCTGCAGCCGTGGGACGGGCGCCAGCGACTGTCAACGTGGCTGGAAAAGTACTGCGGCGCCGGGCCGGCTGAAAGTGACGATTCCCGGGACGCACGAAATTTGTCAAACTTCATCGCCGCCATCGGCGAACGCTGGTGGATCTCTGCAATCGCCCGCATTTATGAACCAGGGTGCAAAGTTGATCACGTGCTCGTGCTCGAAGGGCTTAAGGGCATCGGCAAGACGACGCTGGTAGATGTCATCTTCGGCGGTAAATTCGCCATGATCACCGGCGACGTAGCCAGCAAGGACAACCAAATGCTGCTGTCCACTGGCGTCTGGGGTATTCTCATGGACGAGCTCGATGTTCTCGGCAAATCCGAGATGCGCGCCGTTAAGAGCTGGGTAACGGCGCAGGTCGAGCGCTTCCGCCCTACATGGGGGCACCGGCACGTCAGTCGCCCTCGGAAGTGCGTTTTCATCGCGACCGTCAATGGCGACGACTGGGCGATGGAAGAAGACCGGCGCTGGTGGCCGGTCGCATGTAAGGGCAGGTTCGACCTGGATGGGCTCCGCGAGAATCGGGATCAGCTGATGGCGGAGGCATTCCACCGCTACAGCGAGGGTCAGCGCTGGTACTTGGACCCGAACGAAGACGACCGCCTCATTGAGACGGCGAAAAAAGAGCAGGCGGCTCGTGTTCCGGAGAGCGCCAACGAAGCCAGCTACATGCGCATGGCCATTGTCGCCGCCTCCGAGAGTTCCACATATCCGAATACGTGTGGGATTGACGAGATCCTGACGAAGCTAAACGTCCCTGTCGGCGATCAGCGCGACCGTTTAAGCGCCAAGGTCGGCAAGTGCCTCCGCAAACATGGTTGGATACGCACGCGGCCTCGTGACACCGGCACGGGGCAGCAGGTCACTCGGTATGTTCGACCAGTAGAGGGTTTGGGATTCAGGGAGGTGGAGTAGTAATGCAGGTTGCGGAGTGGCTGAGGGCAAAAGCGAGTGCGGACGTGATTGTGATGGACGAGGGGTCGTACAATCTGAAACCTGAATCGGCGGTGCAGTGATGCCCAGACTGGCAGAGCGCAGATTCGATTATTGGGAGTGGGTCGGTGGTCGGCACAACGACTACATCGACTGGTACAACCTTAACGATGCGTGGGGATTGTGGCGCGAGGGGGCTGATTAAGATGCTGACAAGAACGGAATTAGAGAAGCTGCGGGCGTTTGTTGTTTTGGCGGTCAGGCTTACGGCGGGAACAACTGTGCAGGGTGGCGATGCCCTTGCCATTCTCGACGCGGCGCTGGCGGTGCCCGAGGCGCGGGAGTGGCGGCTTACGTGGCGTGGCGGAAAGTCATCACCGACGATTAACAAACAGAAGATTTACGACTTGAGCCGGTACCCGCCCGCCTTCATGGTGTCAATGCTGGCCGAGTTTGAATCACTGCCTGCCGGAAAAGTGCCGTCTATTGAGTCGCGCACTCCAGCCGGTCCGTGGGTAAAAAGATGAGGAGTGGCTGACAAAAATGGCTACAACATGCTTTGCTGAAGCGCTGGAGTGTAAAAAAGGGGCTCCCGTGATAGGAGCCCCTTTTTTACCTTACGATCATCTTCCAGACTGCGACCAACACCACCAGCCAGAACGCTACCAGAAATAGGCGCTTCATGATCCGCCGCCAGTGGCACCAGTCGGCTGGCATGGCATTCTCGCTTTTTGGATGGCCTCGCGAACGGCCTGTGTGGTGGGCATTTTGACCGGCGGGAAGATCCGAATCCAGACGGTTTCCGCCGTCTCCGTCTCGTCAGCGTAAATCTGATTCACCGTTGCTGTCCAGCCAGGGCCAAAAACATCAGGCAGGATCTCAATCGGCGTATCCCCCGCCGTGTCGTAGTTTGCTTCGCCAAAAAGCACGGTGAGGTCAATATCCGCCGGGTCCAGTTGTACCTCGCAGTAGTCGGCCTCAACTGCCAGCCCATCAGGCCCCACAAAAACGCCGATCTTCGCCAGACAGGCGCGGACGTTGACCGCCAGCGCGAATGCCTCGTGGCTTGCGAGTGTCCCCATCACGCCACCGCCTTGTCCATCGCCAGGCACCGCGCCAAGTGGTCACCTTCACGAGCCCCGGCACCAATCGCAAGCAGCCACGTAACGCCAGCCGCGTCGGCTTTGTCCTCGAAGTCGGTCTGGTAACGCGGGTCGCAGGACGTGTACCGGGAAACCTTGCACGTCATGCCAGCGACACCGCTATCCCCGGGAACCATCGCCGGGTCCGGCGTGATCGCGTCCTTGGTGGCGCACACACGCAGCCAGCGCTGAGGGCCGCTCAGCGTAAAGCCCCGAAGCGTCCGCTTTCCTTTCTCCATGTAAATCACCTTCACGGCGTCATTGTACTGGGCGTACTTGACGTTGAAGGTAACCTCCAGCGTCTTGCACGTCATCGCGTGAACCCCGCCAAGCATCTCGCCAGCGCGGTACATCGTCACGTTCTCAAACTTCTCACTGTTTACGTCGTTAGACATCATTGCACTTCCTTCTTTCCCGCCTTTAGAAACAACCAGCCCGACACCCACACGCCCTCATCACATACAGAGAAATCCGGCATATCGTCAATCTCAATATCATCGTCGCTGTCGGCGGCGTACATGGCCCGCGCCTGATCCCGCAGTGACTCGCGCTGTTCAGCAGTCAGGCCGTCCGGATCTTCTCCCGCATTCAATCGTTCGCAGAGCTCGTCAATCTGGCCAACGGTCAGCGGCTCGTCTTCATCAAATTGCGGCATGGATGAAAAGGCACCGGGAATCCCTCCATTGGTGCCCTGCACCGTCCGCAGCGCCGCCAGCACCGTAGCCAACTCTCTCGAAGTAAACATCTTTATAGCCCCCTCAGTTTCAGCGCCGCCGGAATCGACACGCTGCCGGTCGTCATCTCGTCGGGGTCGTCGTCATCCGTCGAATGGATCACCACGTAGGCGTCCTGCCCATCGTCGCGGACCCTGGTCCATGCCCGGTACCGACCAAACTTCAACTTCTCCAGCATGTCCGGCGTCACCGGCATCTCTTGCCACTTCGTTGGTGCTCTCATAACGCAGCCGCCACTGTCGGGATGGTGATAGTAATAAACTCGCCACGCGCCGTCGCGGCGGCAACTTCTTCGGCCTCGGCCATCGGTGCGAGTCGGTGCCACATTTCAAGTGACTTTTCGTCAAACTCTTCCAGCAGGTCAGTGAGATCCTGAAGTGAGGCACCGGTAGCGGCCATTTGCTCCAAAGTAGCGTAAATGGTTCGATATGCCAAACCCGCCACGTTTCCGGGGGCTTCAAGCCCCAATTTGCTGACATCCATGACTTTTCTCCTCAAGTCCGCCAGATCGGCGGAAACCCTGCCAGCGTACCGGCAGAGCTTCCGGCTACCTAGTAGTATTTCGCGTCCACAATCGCTTGACGCCGCGCCTGTTCCGCAGCGCCCACACCCTTCTCGCACGCCCAATCGTTCGCCTGTTCGCGAGTGAATCGGTCGGTGTCCATGTCTGGGGTGAATATGCCATCATCAAGCACTTCAACCTCCTCCTCCATCTCAGCCGGGAAAACCAAATACCCTTGGCTATCGGCGTCATCCTGGATGCCGTCAAGAAAGTTGACAATGCCGTCCAAGTGCTCTTTTGCCGCGCCCTCGGCTAAAGTGTCAATCACATTGAGTAGCGACACCTTCTGCGTGGCCAGCAACGCCCAGTCTGTCTTGCTGTAGGCATCGCCAGCAGCCAAGATATCACGAGCCGCCAGAATCAGCCGGTTCATGATCTCCTCGGCGTCGTCGGGGTCGCTCGGCGTGAACTCAATCCCGTATAGCTGGCACTTTGCCAGCGTCTCAATCAGTGCTTTCATCGGCTCCCTCCATGTAGCAACTCAACCATCGGCTCCTCTGTGACGCAGACATCGCAATCATGCAGGTCAGGATCTCCCACGGACCCGCAATGAACACACATCGTCGTTTCCACCTCAACGTTCGCCAGCGCCGAACGTGTCAGATTCTCAGGAGTGAACCCTTGCTGAACGGCGTAATGCAGTAACGCCGCAATAGCGTCAGCAATAACGTAGCCCTCGGCCTTATCATCCGTTCCGACTCTCGCCGCCCGGATGTACGCACGCAGGGTCTTGGCCCCTTCCTCGCGTACCTGCTCAAGTACCGTCTGGGAAAGTGTCGGGCAGCCGCCAACCATAATAACCGTCACAGTGTCTCCTCCCCGGCCAAATCAACCGCGTAAGCCGTCGCGCCAGACTCACAAGGAGGCATCACCGGCACCCTACCACGGATCGCGCACACAACCAGTGTGCCGTGCTCGTCCCGGTCGTCACTGTCGCGGACAGACCGCGAGACCGCAGCCATCGCAGCGTCGTGGTCTTTCTCCTGCACCATGACCGCAACCATATTGCCGGTGGCATCGTCCATCGTGATTACGGTCCACCAGTCCAGCAGCGACGAAAACACGCCAGCCACATCTACCAGCGTCCGGCCAACCTTGTCGGCATCGTCCAGTGACAAATACAGCATCACCGGCGCATCACTTTCCCTCGCTGCCGGGGCGCGCTTACTCCACGCCTCTAGGCAAACAGTATCCTTGGCTCCGCAGCGGACGGCGGCACGCGCCGCCTGAAACACTCCGTTACGGCCCTTGCTCTTTACTCCCGTTTCTTTCAGTTCGATAAATGGCATAAAAACCCTTCCGGCCTCTCGGCCAACCTGCTGTTAAAAACCCGCTAACTCCAGCACCCGCCGCACGGTCCCCGGCATCAGATTGGCAACGTAGCCGGTCTCAAAGTTGCCTTCCCGCTCGGCAATGATCTCCGGTATATCCGCTTCGCTGTAATTGTCTTCCGCCAGCTCCACAATTTCGCAGATCATGTCCGCGCTCAGCCACCGGGCAAGATCGCTCGGCACCGAAGCCCAAAATGCGTCAGTGAATGCCAGCGGTGCCTTGTGGCAGCAGTTGTTGTGATTGGTATCGTGAGACGGTGACGGCAGAATCTTGACAGAGGCGCTTCTAACCACGTCTCACCGCCTTGTTTGCCTTCAGATTCGCTACCAGCAGGAAAGGCCCAAACTCGGCCAGCAACCCAGTATCCCGATTCTCGGCCATGAAGGCGTTCGCCGCGTCCATGTCGGTGAAGATCGCCCGCAGCGTGTAGCGCTCTTTCGGTGCCAGGTCCGACCAGACCAGCACCGGGTTGATATTGTCGCTTTCAGTGGCCACGTGGGCAAGTCGCTTCGGAAACAGCGGGCCTTCGCACTGGTCGCAGGTCGTGCCGTCAATCCACTCGGCGTTCATACCTGCCTTGACTGGAATATTGTCCGCCCCATAGTTCTCGGCGATGATGTTACGGCATTGGTCAGAACAAAAAAACAGCGTGTCGGTTGCCTCGCCAGCTTCGTTGAGTTGATAAAGTGCTCTCGCCTCCATTTACGCAACCTCACTTTCGACCGGCTTCGCGAAATCCGCCAGCTCTTCAATCAGTGACGTATCCCCCGCCGCGTGCGCCATCAGGACCGCCGCGAACGCTTGGGCGTCTTCCGGCGTGAAATACAACTGAACCGGAGCCGCGCCGCCAGCCTTCGCGCTGGAAATGTCTACGGCTATAAGAGACTTGTCGCCCGACACCAGATCGTCGTGGGAGATCGTGAATATCCCCACGTGCGCTGCCCGGAACCAGCCGTTGCGGCCCTTGCTCTGTTTTTTTGTGGTGAGTGTTAACTCGGTGTACATCTACTTCCACCCTTCCGGCCTCTCGGCCACCGGCGCAAATAGCGCCTACCTCACTCTACATCACGTGATAGCCAATTGCAACGATTATCACGTGATAATTTACGACGGCCATAGTCCGGCAGGAGTCATGAACACAACAGGCGAACAGTCGCCACATTACGCATCCTCGTGCCCCTTTGTCTTGATCCACCACGTATCTCGTCCATGAACATTATGACCGCACCCCGCGCATTCGCTCTTCTTCGATCTGCATCTGACGACGCACCCACGCCCGCCGCTCGGCCTCGGCTCGAAGCTCCATTTCGGTCGCGGTCGTCGGCGGCACCGGATCTATCACCAGCTTTGCCCCAGCGCCTTGAATTGCCGCCACGGCAGCAGCCTCAGCCTCGGCAGTGAACGCACCGGAGCCAGCGGACGGCTCCAGAACCTTGGCAGCGTGCTCAAAGTCCGCTTGGCTAAACGGCTCAATCTGCTCAATGCCACCGCCCAGACCGCTCCCCCCCGTATCCAGATACCCACTTCGCCCAGGGCCCACCAGCGGGATATACCTCGAATGGGAACACTCGCACTGCTCAGGCCCCCGCTTGCCCACCACCCGGCCACGAGTACACGTTGCACAACTCGCGCCGGCGCACGCGCCACATATCGCCAGCAGCGGCACCGGCCCTATCTGGGTCACCACGTACTGACCGTCCGCCAGCTTCACCGCCTCGCCCCGCTTGCGTTGCATCACCGGCGGCAGCACCATCTTGCGGCCATACTTTACTTTCAGCCCCGCCAGCGCCGCACGCAGAGCCCGAGACTCCTCGGCACCCTTCACTACCACCCGGTCGCCCTTGACCATCCCGGCGGCGATTATTGGCCACACGTCCGGCAACGGCGGACGGCCTTTACTTTTCACGGCTCTCACTTACTGCCACCTTCCCACCGCAGATCTGCGGACGCAACCGCAGGGTACTCACCGTCGCGGAACGCCCTCGGCATCCGGCCAGGCCCCGGCGCAGCCGCTTCTTCAATCGTGCGGCAGTCACCGTCCGGCCCCGGCAATGGATACACCTTGCCTACCCTCACATAGCCACCCAAAGCGGCAACCTCCAACTCCGAGATAGCCTTACGCGCCGCAGCCGTCGCCAGCGCCCGCGCCAGCTCGCACGCAGCCCGAAACACCGACACTGAGCAACGGATCGGCTCGGGGCGTGTCGCACCAGTCGCCGTGAACTCCAACAGGCCCCCGTAGGCGTCGTGAGATACCACGCCCTCCCAATGGTTGCCATACCTTGCTGTGATTTTGATGTTCACTTCCAATCCCTCCAAATCGCTACGCCGAAAATAAACAGTATGGCTCCGATTGCCACCATTTCACACACCCGCCTCAATGTCGTCACCTTTTACCCTGCTTCCAACACATCCACCGCAACATGAACCGCCCATTGCACCCGCTCCAAATCGCCCACGTCGCCCCACATACGGGTTTCCCGCGTCCGGCGCTCATGCTCTTCCACCAGCGCGGCCAGTTTCTGAATCAGCAGCCCCGCCTTTAGGCTTCCCTCCTGATACGCACTCTCTACGACTCTCACTCCCAGCCCCCGAGAACCAGCGGCAGCAGCGGCACCGCCGCCACCGCCAAGCCAACCAGCACGGCCAGGATAACCAGCAGCCAGTCTCTCACCGCGAAGCCCCCGCCGCAATGCCAGCCACCAGCGGCAGCACATCCCGCGAATACATGGCCAGTAAGCTCTGATACTGGCAAGCCTCGGCCACGTGCTTCGCCTCCAGGTACGGAGCCCCGCCCAAATTCGCCACCGCACGCGCCACCTTCAGCACGCGCCCATACTGCCCCGCAGAGAATGCCATCCGGCGACAGGCCATCTCCATCGTTCTGTGCGCCGAATCATCCCGCAACTCCACCGACGTATGCGTCAGCCCAAACACGGCAGCCGAAGCAATCCGTTCCTCACGGTAATCGTCATCACACTCGGAATACTGTAATGGTGCCATCAGCTCCTTAGTCGGCGTCCCCGGCATCTCCAACACGATATCGTACTCGCGTGCCGTCCGTTCCAGCCGACGCCACCACCGGGCAATCTGGACCGGCGTACAGATGCACTCCTGCCTCACATCCATACGATGTCCGCACAAGCACGCCTCACGCTCGGCACTTTGCACAGTCGGGAATGCCTCGCGCAGCGTCGTCTTGCTGCAACTTAGCGGACCCACCAGCAAAACTGACAGGCCCCCGACGCTGGCAACCTCAAACGCACGTTTCGCGGTCTGGTTGCCTTTGATCTGGTACGGCTGCAATGAGCTACGCATTTGGCACCACCGTCTTAACGTACTCCGTCCCGTTCCACTGGAACCGCACGCCACTCTTGTAGCTCGCCTCGCCCTGCTCAATATACGGCGCTACCGGCGTGTGGCCCAGCAACCAGTGAATCGCGTCCAACTCCCCGGTCACCCTGTCAACGCTATCCTGGCTTGGCTGGTCATAAGCCAACCAGCAGAGCTCCTCAATCTTGTCGGCAATCTCAACAGGGCTACGCATGTCCTTCACCACCTTCCGTAAGCTGACCATCCTCGGCATACGTCGCCGGGACGTGCTCAAACTGAATCCCGCGATTGCGAATCATCGCCAGATAGTCCGCCTCATCCTGCAAAGGCGAGATAACCTCACTCCCGCCGCCGAATCCCGGCCTCGCCCGTCGCTGAAACTGCGTCAACTGGACACCCAGCCACTTATCCCCCGGCAATTGCCGCGCCTCTACGAACAGGCCCATCTGGTTTATTGACGTTCGGATCTGCATCATCACGCCCCACCTTTCCCGGCGACCAACTTTTCTATTGCCTCCTGCATAAAAGTCAGCCAGTCGTTCTCCGAAATATCAGGCTGGAGTTGGTATCCGGCCTGGCCGTCAAATTCGATCAAACCAGCATCTTTCAGCCCGTCGAACATCTCCGCCGCTAATTCTGTCGTGCCTTCGGCGCCCAATAGGGTTTCGATCTCGCTAATCATGTTGCGTTTGTCGTTCATCATGCCCCACCTTTCCCGGCAGTTTGGCACGCAACGCCAGTTGCCAACTCGGCCATTTTCGCCTCACCCGCAACCGTCAGCCGGTCGTGGTTGTACTTGCACGTTGCGGACGGTCCGCCAAACTCTGTCAGCCCCGCAGCCTGTAGCCCCTCAATCGTGCGCTTGGCAACTATCGAGTGCCGTTTGACAGCGCGTAGCCGCGAAAGCAACGCCCGGTCCTGTTTCGCCTGTTGAGCCGCAATGTACTCGCGCTCCAGTGTGGCCGTCATGCCGTTTGCCCCCAGCTGCCGTCAACCTGCAACGCCTGGCCACGTTTCAGCATGGACACAGCCCGGTCGAACTGCCGACGCATCGGCGTCAGGCGTCGATCACCGTGCCAGAACAACCGGCGCATGTTGGTGTGGTCGAACGCCTTCGCCTGATACGCGCCGTGCTCCATTTCCAGAACCACGCTAACGCCCCCGGCCTCGAACTGCTCAACGTAGCCGCACCCGAATGAATACGGTGTCAGCCTCCCCGCAGCCGTGCGGAACACCGGCGTAACGCTACGCATTCGCCACCGCCAGCGCAGCAGCCCCTGCCAGCGCAGCAGCCCTGCTCGGATACTCGCGAACCACAATCTCCGAATCCCTGACCGAAACCACCACGCCGAAAAACTCCGACTCGTGGCGGCGCTTGCCGTTGTATTTCTTCTCGTAGCCACCGCCCTGAATGCGGTCCCCGACTTTCAGCCCAGCAACACCGAAAGCAAACTCACCCCTCGGCGAATCCAAAAAACGGTCGATGCCTCGCGCCTCAGTGAAAGTGCCAACCCAGCGCACGGTCTGGCCACCCTGCCACAGATTCCGCCCCCTGAACTCGCACATCCCCGCAGAAACCGGAAACACAAACCCGCCATGCTCCGCAATCTCAGCCGCGATCTTGTCGGCAGCCTCACGCGCCACCTGAGCCTTGCGCTCAGCGGATGCCTTACTCCTGCCAGCGATGATATCGTCCAGTACCGCGACATCCTCTCGCGACACATACAGCAGGTCCGGCAGCACGCCAAACACCGCCACCGGCAGCAAACGGACGGCGTGAGGGTCGTTGCGGTAGATAGAGATCCCGGCACCGGCATCGCAGTCCAGAGCCCGCAGGATGTCCAGCGCAGCATCAAACACCTGCTTATGCTCCCCGACCAGAGCCAGTTTCGCATCCTGCTCGGCCTTGGCCTTTGCGCCAGCGGCATCATGCGCGGCCTGACGCTGTGCTCTGATGGCGTCCACCACCACAACCACGTCGGCCAAGCACGTCGGCGGCGCGTCCAACTTCGGGCGATTACTCTGTATCTGATGCTCGGCCCCGTCAAACTCCAGCGTGCCAGATGCGGATACTCGGCACCGGGCAATCAAATTCCCGACCTCCAGTGCCTCGGTCACGTACTGTGTCGCCGTCCGTCCGGCCTGTATTGCTGCTAACTGCCCAGCCTGGCTCAATTCGTATTTCACGTTCGCGTTCATGTTCATTTCTCCCGGCCTCTCGGCCAACAAACCACATTCTCTCGCCCCGTTTTCTTCCTCCCGCACTTCGGCAGCGGGCATCGGCACGTTAAGAGAGGCGGTAATATCAGTCCCGCCCTCTGTCAGAACATAGACCGGAGTTTATCCCGGCACCATAGACGCCTCCGTATAAGCCACCGGCACCGTCAGCCAACGCTGAGCCACCGGAGCGAACCCATAGATGCAGTTATGGACCAGCACGCTAACCGGCCCGTCCAAATTGGCCCGCGCCGCCCAGCGTTCCGCCTCTTGGTGATAACTGAACCGCACCAGCCCCGCTTGTGGCGCGTGGTCCTCGAAGTAGTCAGGGTACTGGTATGGGGCAGGGCTCACGCCATCCTCCGCCAGGTCAACCAAGTCACCGCCTGTAACTGGTGAGGCACCAGCCCCAGCTCCGAAGCCACAGCCGCAATAGCCGCAGCCACCACATCATACAGCCCATCCGGCGTCTCGCGCCCGATAGCCATCCGCGAAGCGTGCCGATCCACAACCACCAGATCACACCCAGGGTCCAGAATGCACGCCCGAAACGCCCGAACCTTCACGCTGGTTTCAGGCACCACGTCCAGCCACGCATCACCGGCCAGCAGTCGCTCCGCCTTCTCCATATTCCGGCGGCCATACGTCCCGACCAGCGGCAGCGCCCGTCCGGCGTAGTGTGCCGTCAGCACCCGATGAGTATCCAGCAGATTCGCCTCCCACACCCGCCCCGGCGACAACACCGCCAGCACACCCGCGACGATCTCAGTCTTAACCCGGTACCGCCGCGCCATCTCGCGCACCAGCCTACCAGCCTCCCGGTACCATTCCCGACCGTGGGTTTCTTCCTGCTCTGTGCGTGCGTCCCAGACTTTCAGGATGCGGCGCCGCATCGCCTTGTGCTGACGATTGCCAGCTACCGTAAAGCCGTCTATGCGTGCTTTGATCACTTCGCGCCTCCTGTGCCAGCGCCGTCCTTGCCAGCCACTGAGCCAATCCCTGTGCAATCCACAATGATCCCCGCAGCCATCGCCCGCGCATCGCACGAGTTACACAGCGGTCCGGTCTGAGCTACCACAACGCCCTTGCGGCGGTCCGGTCTGGTCCCCCAAACGGCATGCTTCCCACACTGCTTCGCGATCACTGCCAGCCGGTCGATTTCTTCAGCCACGTCTGGCGCGTACTGCCGAATCATGGCAATCTCATTCGGTCGCGCAAACGCCCCACAGAAGCACTCGCCGCTCATGCCTATCGGCGTCATCTTGATCGGATTGCGCGGAATATCGAACGCATCCATAAACGCCTTCTGGTCCTCGGTGCTGAAATCGTGGCACGGCGCAACCCAGAACCTGTGTTTGTTCGTCGCCTTGCCATTCGCCCCCGGCTCACCAATCTTGAGGGGCTCAACGGTACCCATGCGCCGCGCAGACTCCTGCTTTCGGCACCCGGTAATCAGGGCCACGTTTTTTTTCGCCTCAAACACGTTGCCATTCTTCCGCAGGGTCCGGCGAGTGTGCATGTCGCACATCATGCGAACGCAGCGTTCTTTCAGCCGAATGTATGCCCATTGGTGCATCCCAGGGCCAGGGAAGCCGCGCTCACGAATGAACTGCTCATACGTGCTGGCGCTCTGGAACGTCTGGAGATCCCACCCGTACTCCCGGCAAACGTCCTGCACGAATGCGTAGGTCGCCTTGCTGCCAATGCCGGTACGGATATGGTACACACGCCCATCAAACTTCGCGTGCGCACTCGCAGCGTACACCGCAGTCAGGCTGTCATGGCCACCCGAGAGCATCGGCACCATAACCTCGGCCCCGGCGGCGAACGCTTCATCTATCACCCGGCAAGCTCTTGAGATAAGCTCAGCTCCGATCATCTGCACGCCACCCACTTCTGAAGGTCATCAATCAGGCTCAGCACCTGCTCCTCATTGAGTGACACCTTGACCGACCGAGTAGCGCCCTCGTCATCAACAAACTGAATAGCCAGACGTTCTCCGATCCCGACCGTGATAATACTCAGATCCTCGTCGCCCTCGCGCCCAGCTTCAGAAAGCCCGCCCAGCGTGCTCTTGTACCCGTCTCGTGTTATCACAAGCTGCCACCCTTGCCAGCGCCGTCCGCAGCGCACACACCGCAATCGCAGACATCCACCGTGTTATCACCCGTCCGCTTCTTACCTTCAGGCCCTGACACGGTAATGCACTCCGCATGTCGATCTACTTTGCAGTAGTAGCAGACCCCGGTACGCCCCACCGGAGCAACAGGCACCACCGGCGCAGCCGCAACCGTCAACGGACGCACCCTGCAATACGCCTCAATAGCCTCACGAATGAAGCCCGACCGCGTTTCGCAGTCCTTCAAACGCTCGTCAATCTTAGCTATGTGACCATCCGACACAATCAATGCGATTCTCATATGCCTGATCGTACCATAGCTAAAAACCGAATGCCAACGAATTGTGCGCCCCTGTCACATGACGCCAGCGCAGCGTATGCCGACACTTAAAATGAGACACCCACGAATAGCGCAAGCCATCAGCGTAGCGTATGCCTTCTCAAAGCCCCACGCACCACCATCTCACCCCTCGGCCAGCGAAAGCCAGCGGCGCCGCACCCTGCTCAGCCCGTTTAGCTTTCACTCATTCTAAAGCACTTACCTTGCACTTACCTCGAACCCTGCTCACCCTGCTCACACCCTTCTCAGCTGTAACCTGTTGATTCTAATACTCAAACTGGGTGAGTGTAGGTATAATTCATATAATGATCTTTATGAAATAAAACACTGTAAATCACCGACTACACTTGTAGGCACAAAACGCATATTTTCTCTGTTGTGAAGTACAGCCGACAGGTTTTTTCGTGCTCACCCTGCTCAGTGAAATAAAGCCAATGGAATGAACGGATTACAGGTGAGAATGGGTGGCTGAGTGAGGTTGAGTAGGGGTAGACACCCCTGCTCAGAGGCTCCGAAAAAGGAAATGGGGTCCGAAGCGGCCTAAGCCAAGCCTCGAACCCCACCACCCCCACAGGAACGCCCAAACGGAAAGGAGGGATAAAGTATCCGACACACCAGCAGCATGGGCTAACGGACCCAGACCACCAACACACCAGACAGAGCCAAAATAGCAGAGCCAGCGCCCGGTCGTCAAGTGGCACCACCACACACCCCGTAGCACCCCCACCACATCCTCCCCGAACCAGGCGATAATAGGACCAATGCCAGTAGTCGCCGTCGAAATTACCGGCCTCAAGGGTCACCCGATGGAACAGCGAGCCCTTGAAGCAATCATGAATGGTGAATCATCCAGATCTGTTGCACGCTGGTTAGACCCCCCTGTTTCAGCCGCAACCGTCTGGAGATACGTCGATAAACACGTCAAACCGACGCTAAAGAACGCAGCCGTCCTGTCTCACGTTTTGGAAAGCCAACAAAACAAACGATCTCCAATCAAGCGAAACACTGTTTCACCTGTTTCACCCTCTGTTTCACCTGTTTCACTCGAAAGTGATGCAAACGGACCACAACAGGTCACAACCAGACCCGGATGGCGCAATATGAACCCCGTTCAGCATTGTGGCGCTGAATCAGAAGCCGGGAAAATTACCCGACAGGCCCTGGCAGCGGCTCCAATTCTCCGAATCCGAGAGAATCGTATCGCGTTTCAGCAGGAGCTGGCGGACCGTCTCGCATCGGTAATTCAGGAGCGCGGGGAGGAAATGGCGGTCTGTGAGGCGTGCGGCAGGGAGAAATCCGAGCACCCGGCAGTAGGCGCGGCGGACGGCCTGAAAGACTGCTCGAAGTTCCGGCGCATCCCCGGCGGGTCGTCCGGCCTCATGACTCGTCGGCTCAAAAAGGACGGGGTAGAGTACCACTACGACAACGCCATCGTTGCGTCGGCGCAGGAGCTCATGAAGCAAACTGCCATCGAGCAAGGCCAATGGCAGGAGAACATGGGTACAGGCGCCCCCACAATCCAAATCATTTGCCCCCAGGTCCCCGGCGAACTGCCAAGGGTCAGTTTTCACTCAGATGACGCGCTTGAGGCCGATTTCGCGGATATTGGCCTCGATCAGGGCCGCTAGGACGCGCTGACGGAGCTCGTCTGATACCTGAGTGCCCGGCTTTTTAGCCTGTCGGCAGCAAAAAAGAACGGCCAGGCCCCTTTCGGGTTACCTGGCCGTTTGCCGTGCTCGGTGCCTGTTACCGCCACCACTTCCCCGCGCCGGATCGTCGGAGGTAGCGAATGTGTCCCCGGTACTTCGTTGTGATTGCCTTCATGGTCGTTAACCTTCTTCCTCGTCTTCGGTCTTCATTTCAGTCTTGGCCATGTCGGCCAGAATCTCGGCGGCTTCGCTGCATTGCACCGTTACGGCCACGTAGCCATCAATTTCTTTGTCGTGCGCCAGCTCAATGGCACGAGCCATAGCGTCGTCATCGCACCTTTCGGCGCAGGTGTAGCGGCTCGGTCCGATACCGCCATCTGTCAGCGTCAGGCTGACCGGCTCGGCCTCGCGTGCCTCTTGGTCGCAGGTAAACAGGATCAGGCACCAGTTGTGCATCCCGCCCCGATCAAAAGCGTATGCCCTGTACTCACTCCCTGTACGCACAGCCAGCGCGTTGACCGCCAGAATATAGGCTGTCCTGTAGTGCTCGGCACCTGACGGCACGGCTTCACCGTCGGCGAATCCCCACTTGGTTTGCATCTCGTCGAAATACTTCATGGTCGTTAACCTTCTTTCTCGGCCTCTCGGCCATCCTTCTTATGCGTAGTCGTAGAAAAAGCTCTGTTCGGGTTCAGGTGCAAAATCAAAACGCCCTGCCATGCTCGGAGGCTTAAGCGTTCGGTGGTACTCTGACGGCCCCTCGCGATGGCCACGGTAGCGGATGGCATCGAAGAAGTACCGGGCAGGGTGAATCAGGATCTCATCCAGTACGGGAGTGTCGGCCCTGATGGTAAGGGTGCGTCCGCAGTTCCAGCACTCGGACGGGATAGCGTCGTCGCCCTTGTAGTCGGTCTCGGCACACTGGCAGTCAGTCACCGGCGCGGCTCCTGATCGGATACCCGCATCTGGATGTATTCCACTTCCGCCTTGATCTGGCGAATGCGCCTGATGCGGTCCCAGTGTTCGTCCTGGGCGCGTCCGGTCGCGCTCGGGTCCGGCTGTACGTAGTAGTCTCGGCCATTCGGCGCATTGGCGGCCATCGCCTTAATCGTGGCGTTGAGCGCATCCAGTACGGCGTCGTTGTATTCGTACAGATCTTTCCATCCGGTGCCATTCATGTGAACCGTTGGCGCAGCTGGCGGCACCTTGCAGTGTTGCAGGTCGCAACGCTCGGAGTGCTTCGCGAATGGCTCAAAGCAAAACGGACATTCTGTTGTGTCGGTCATTAGTTTCCCTCTCTCTTCAAAATCGGTGACAACGTGGCGGCAGTCCAAGGTTTCCCGGTCCGGCTCGGCATGGTGTCATTGGCGTTCAGGATCTCGGCGATCTCGGCCAGGGTCTTGCCATTTTGGCGCAGGAACTGGATAGAGTTCAGCGTCCGGTCCTCGCCGGGGCGGAACCCGAAAGGCTTGCGGCCCTCACAACGTCCGGTCTGTTCTTTCTTCCTTTGGCGTGCGCCTCGGAGTTTCAGGACAATGGATTGGCGCTCGTACTGGGCGAATCCGGCGAGAATGACGCGAAACAGCTGGCGCTCTGGCGATTGGTCGTCGGTGTCGTCGCCGTTCGTGCTGACGATCCGCACGTCCTTCTTCGCGAGATCCGCAAGAATGAGTTCCTGCACGAGCACCGCACGCGCTACCCTGTCGAATTTCTCGACAACGATGGTCCTCGTGCTGGACATCCCGGCGAGCATGGAAACCCACCCAGGGCGGTCTTGCCATTCGTCTTTCCCGGTCTGAGTGTCTTGGTACCAGTTCGTGATGGTCAGGTTGTGGGCGGCGGCGTGGGATTCGATGGCCTTGCGTTGTCGCGCAAAGCCATCTCCTTCTTCCTGCCCCTTGCCGCTGACGCGCATGTAGGCTACTGCGTTCATTGGCCACGCTCCGTAACTTCCCAGAGCGAGACAAAAGCCACGAGCCAGGCACGCTGATATCCCGTCAGATCGTCGCGGTATAGCATCTCGTCTGCTGATTGGAGTGTGAGCGATTGAGACTCACACCACTTGACGTATGGACCTTGGAGCAGATCCCAGGCGTTTGGTTTCATGCGGCACCCCATCCGGCGAGTGCGTTGGCCTTGTCCTGTGTCTCTTTGGTGACGTTCACTCGAAACTCAACATCTGGTCTTACCATCTCGCACCGCAATCCACGCAAACCGGAGTTCCGGCAGACGTTGTGGTGGTATTCGCGTGACCACGGAGGCAAACCGGCGGCAGGTCCGGCGTCTGGCAGCATGTGCAGTCATGGTTCCATGTCCACCGCAGCAAAGCTTGCTCCATTGTGTGCTCGGTCGCACCGCAGAACGCGCAGGACGGACGCCAAGCGTTAGCCATCGACCGCCGGAAGCTTTCCCAGGTGTGCGGGTTTCCCGGCGTCCATATCGCCCAACCACGGATACCTGGAACGTCGTTGAGCATTTCGGCGAAGCCGCGCATGTTGGGCGAGCGTTCCAACCGCTTGAAAGCTTCCTCAATGGTGTAGCAGTCATGTTGGCTCTGCTCTCGCCTTGTGTCGAAGTATTGTGTGACTCGAATCATCGTCTTTCCTTCTTCTTCCAACCAGATCGGTGGAACCCGTCTCTCCTTAGAGAGACAGGCACCAGCTACCTATTCGGGTATGTTCGCATCTTTCCTCTCTCCTCGCGGGTCACAGAGTAACCGCCCATGCGCCGTTGCGGTCAGCGACGACGCAGAATAGGCCGTCAATTTCCGCTAGGTACATTCGGTCAGTGTTCCCGCCGCTGCTGCCCTCGTAGACCGTGCGGAGGATAGTGCCGTCCGCACTTTCGATGGCAGCTGCAATGCCGCGCTCGTCGCCCTCGCCGGGTGCCCATCCGTCGCCGGAATCATTGCCTTTGTTCCACGCGGCGTTGAGTTCCGTGTCGGTCAGGCTCATCGCTTCAGTTTCGGTAATCATCGTCATTTCTTTTCCTTCTTCCAACCAGATCGGTGGAACCCGTCTCTCTACCTCTGTCAGCAGGTCAGAGAGACAGGCACCAGCTACCTATTCGGGTATGTTCGCCCACGCGATCAGCACCGCCAGCACCGTGAGCCACGCGAGAATGTTGGCGATCAGGCGCATGGAGTAGCAACCTCTTCCAAGTACCCAACCTCATGGCGATCACCAGCAAGGCCACCGCAGACGCCACAATCGCGATGCGTGAACCCGGTTTCCTCCCCGACGATCAACCACTGGCCGATTTTTTTGATACCGGCCCTGACGCGCTGCTCGGTCTCGTCGTCCATACCGGAGTAGTCATCGTATGCGATGGCACTCACGCAGTCCTCGCACGCGCCACCGAGGATGGACACATAGTTGTCCGGCTTCTGGTCGTCCTCGTCCTCGTCCTCGTCGTCCTCGTCCATCTCGCAAGGCCCGGTGTGGTCAGCACGGAGCGTGCATCGGACGTCATAGCACTCCCGAGTGTCGGCCTCAATCTCGCAGCATTCCGCACCCTCTTCCACGCCACAACCGCATTCCCGGCACTTGAGGAAGAGAACCCAACCCTGATCGGCAACCCAGGTCTTCTTCATGTTCGGGCAACCAGTTTCGTGGCAGTTCACGCCGTTGATGGCGATGTAGTTGCATTGGTCGCACTTGGGAACGTCCTGCCATACCGCGACCGCCTCATATAGAGGTTCTGCGCCACCACCCCAAGCGAAGCGTTCGCCGGGTGCCAGCTTGGAGACCTCGGCAATCAGGTCGATACCGTCCTGCCCTGCGTCGTTGTCGGCCTCCATCTCGGCAAGGCTCAGTGTCATTGCCAGTTTGCTGTTCTCGTAGAAGTTGAATACAAGGCTCATTTGGACACCGCCAGGCTGCAATCGCGAACGTAATCGGCGTGCTCGGCGGCAGGGTTAGCCTTGGCGTAGCCCTCAATGCACGCGATGAAGTGCAGGACATCCTGTGCTGGTGCGGAGAATCGACCGCCACCGCAGCGGACTAGTATCTGGGTCAGTCTGGTATTTGGGTCAGCGGCGATGGCCTCAATCTGGTGGAGGCGGAGAAACCAGCCCATCGTCTTGGCGTCTGCAATAGCGTCAGCGCCAGTGTATTCGGTCTCGTTGATCTCTGCTTGGGTAATCTGTGACATACTCTTCTTTCTCCTCATCAGTGCCGGATTAACCGGACATACGGACCCGGTAAGGTCCGTTTCGGAGTGTTTACTTGTCGCGCAAAGGACCATCCGGTGCAGGCATCGCCCTGAGCGCCGCGTAGTCCTCAGCCGTCCAGGGATCACCCTCGTTGAAGTTGAAATCAACAATTCCCTCCCCGCGCTCATAGACCACCGTGGCGCGATGCCATAGCGGGATACCCGTCGCTGGATGCCCGAGTTCGAGTTCAACGATGTCGCCGTGATTCAGTAGTGCGGGGTCCCCGCCGGGAACCATCTTCAGTCGCCGTCGCCCCGGTCCAAAGTCTTCGACTGCTTCAATCACAAACTTGACCATCGTGGCACCGCAGCTTTCGCAGGGGAACGGGTAAGATTTCTCGCCATCGTTGCCGCAGTTTTGGCTCGGGCAGATGTAGCTGTCATCAGTCAGCGGGTAGAGTACAACGTCCATGCAGCCTGATTCTTTGTCAATGGTGACCTTGCCACCACGGTCATGGAGGATGCCCGTCGAGGGGTCTCTCAGTTCCAGCGATACCAAGTCGCCGTCGTTCCACTCTGTTGTACTTCCACCTTCAATACGCTTGATGAGTTTCATGTTTGGGTAATGCTCCTTTCTTATAGAGTATTAGATTACCTAGCCACCTGCAAGCATATTCTGCGGAAAAGCCTACATTGGTCGATTTTTGGCAGTTTGGGGCAAAAAGTGACCTCGTAGAAGCCGCTAGGACGCGCTGACACAGGTCGTCTGATACCTGAGTACCCGGCAAATCGGACCCGAAAACCAGATTTTTGACGATCCCGGCGACACTATAGAAGGACGGCGGCACCGCCGGACACCGCACTACTGGCCGGATTTTTTGACGGCGGCACCGCCGGACCCTGCCCTGGTCCTGCCCAAAACCTGCCCGGCGGAAGCTGGAAAACCCGAACCCTCGTCGGTGGAACCCTCACCTGGGCGAGTAACTTGGTGGAGGATGGACCACCTCAGCCATCCAAGAGGAGGACGGCGGCACCGACGAGGGCGCGGTCGCGCCACTACCACCGCGGACCTCGGTGCCTTTTTTCAACGAGGCCACCCCTCCCCCTATGCCCTAAACGTTAGGTACTTTCGGGTAATCGGAGTAAAGTGATGCCCACGTACGAGAGCGCAATCACGTTTTGACGTTTTCGCCCTTTACCCTGTATACTGCTGTATATGGTGAACAGGTCTTTGGTGGTTAAGGGTATAGTTGGCGATTATTGCGAGATGGTGGCTGCGGCTGCGTTTATTGCTGGGGGGGCACAGCTTGCGAAGGCATGGGGCACGTCGCCGGACTGGGACTTTCTGGTGAAGGAGGACGGTGAGCAATGGCGAAGTGTTCAGGTGAAGACGGTTGGCCGGCTAAATGGGCATGGTGACTCGCCGTATGTTGATTTGACAAGGACCGCTGGCGCCGGCTGTTATCAGGTAGGTGATGTCGACATGGTTGTTGGGGTGTATCCCGAGACTGGGGCAATGTGGAAGGTGATGCCGGAGGCGTTTGCTGGAGCGCGGCTACTGAGGCTGGATGACGAGTGGCTATGGGTAGGGAACGTGGATAGGCGATCGCTTCCGATGAGCAACGTGCTGGCGCTAAAGATTGAGCGAAAGAGCCGTGCCGGGTGCATATCTGCAGTGCGTGAGAAGTTACAGGAGGAGAGGCGCGGCTTGTGGCTTGGGGATCTCAGCGAGCGGCCGGATAGTGTGTCTGCCGGTACGTGGGACGTGTTTGTGATGTGGATGGGTGGGCACGGGTACAAGTCGATAGCGGACAAGCACGGGCTGACTGCCCCGGGCGTGAGGGATCGGATGGTTCGTTTGTGCCGGCGGCTTGGGATCAAAGGTGGGCCTATTTGAAAAACATGCCAAGAGCCTCCTACCCCCTTCAGCGGCTGAGACTCAGATTCGAGTTCAAAAATTTTATATACATGGTTTTGGAGAGTTGCCAAGGCCCACTTGTGTCGTATGCTGGAGGTGTTCTTTGGGACATGGGTGCGGGTTGAGAGCCGGCCGTGGAGTTGAGTTATGAGTAAAGCGACAGGTAGAGTGACAGAGAAGATGAGGCAGGAAGGTATGAAGGATGGGCACGAGGCGCTTGCGGCAATTTACAGTGATGAAGCGCTTAACGAGATGTCAGGAGATGACTTTCGGGCCACGCTTGCCGCGGAGGCGCAGGAGTATTTGGCGGGGCAGGAGACTGTAGATCAGCAGGAGGTTGCAGCTGGGCAGGTTGGAAAGTATGATCATGATCAGCTTGTATTTGGTGAACTGTTGAAGGTGGTGGAGTGCGGATTGAATCGGTTGCGGGCAAGGTTATTGAATCTGGCGGAGACGAGCACGCGGGACAAGCAGCAGGCTGAGGCGATGAAAGGTCTGATAAAAGATTTTTGTAATCTGGCGCTGGATGAGATTGATCCGCAGGTCTGGGTTGCGCTGGTGCGGTTTGGGGTTCCGCCGCAAATGATGAAGGGTGATTATCCAAGGTCATGCCAGTTGACAGCGCAGTCGGTGGACGGCGTGACGGTGTTTGACAATAGGCCGGTGAAGTAGGCTGGCGCAGGCAGGTAAGGAGCCCCCGCGGGAGACCGTTGGGGGCCTTTTTTGTGGCCGGAGAGGGCAGTGAGATGGAGACATTAAGACAGGTGGTGGGCTACGAGGTGGTAGTGCGGGGGACGAAGAGCCAGAGGGCGTTTTTGGTGAAGAGGGCTGCGCTGGCGTATTCGGGTGGGGCGCTGTTGTGCGCGTGGAAGTTGCCTTGTAATAGGAGGACTATGGTGGTAGTGGCGCAGCTTACCGGCGCTGATAGGCTGGCGCAGGCAGGTTTGCTGTTGGCCTGCAGATAATACTGGACACAATCGGACACAAATGGATATAGTGAGGACATGCCGATGAAATACGTTTTGGTGGAAAGATCTACTCCCGAGCTTTTGTCCGCCGAAATTTTGGGGATGCTTGCTGAGGGTTTTGCTCTGTACGGGAGCCCATTTTACAGTGGGAATCACGAGGAGGCATTTTACTGTCAGGCGGTCACAAAGGCATGAATATTAAGCCCGCGTGTGGCCTGCAGGATTCTGAGGTCAGGTTGATGGTGAGGGCTGGAGTTGGGCCTGTGTCGCCGCCGAGCTTCATGGCTGCAGATGTGGAGATGTGCCGGTGGGCAGTTGGAGAGATTGGGGCGCTGCGCGAGGCTGTTTATAGGCAGTATGCTTATTTGGCTTTGAGCTTGCGCCCGGGTGACCCACGGACTGACGGTGAGGTGTTGTGGCGAACAGTGACGCTGACGACGCAGGAAGTGATGGACGCGCTGGAGGGCAAATGAACCGGTATTTTGAAACCCTTTTTTTGTCGGAGTACGGAGGGAACCCGTATGCGCTGGCTACAAACATGCTGTTGGGCGTGGTCTTGTCTGTGGTGGCATACCGTCGAACTGGCGGGAAAGTTTCGATCATGTTTGTTTGGGCTTTATACATGGCATTTTCCAACGTCACGAGGCTGCTGAAATGACGCCCGAACTCCTCGCCCTGCTGACGCCCGAGCAGGTGGGGGAGATCCGCAACTTCTATGCGATATCTAGTGGGTTGCGGGGTGCGGCTGACGTAAACGCCCTGCTCTCAGACCGTGCCGAGATCGCGGCAGAGAACGCAGAACTGAAAAAGCTTGCCGCCGGACTGGAACTCAACCTCGCGGCGGTGATTCAGCGGGCCGAGGCGGCAGAGAAGGCGCTGGCGGAAGCAAAATTCAGGTTGCTGGATGCCCAAGCTGCCCGGACGATTTGGATGGAGCGCAGCAAGGCCAACGCCCGCGAGTTGGACGAGGCCTACGACGCCATGTGCGAAATGGCGAAAACGCTGGACTGCGCAGAGGACTGGGCCGCGATTAAGGGCAAGCTGGCGGAAGCGGCGGAGGGCACGGCGGATTTAAACTGGCTGCTGGAGAATGCCGCGACGGGATTCTTCGTCATGTCGAATTCCGGCAAGTTCGCAGGGTACGAACGCAACCGCAGGGTTACCGAATGGGTGGATACACAGCGGGCCGCAATTCGTGCGGCGAGGGAGAAGAAGCAGTGAAAAGCACTTGCATGAGATGCGGCGACGGGACATTGCTGGAGCAGTTCAGCATTCAGCTTGCCGAGGTCACCGAGGAGCGGGATCGGCTGCGGGAGGCGCTGAAGGCTGCCTCACACGCGAAGATGACCGCAAACTCTACCCTTTCCGCCCACCCCGAGCAGGGGCCTCTCGCTCCAGCCGACCGCGTGCTGCTTGCCTTTCCTGGCCGAGACAAGGCCGATGCAATGAGCCACGAACCGCTGACCGATGCCGAACTGGCCGAACTGGAGCGCAAGTACGGTGACGCTAAAGGAATTTACGCCATCGACATCATGACCAAGAAATGCCAGATGCGGATATCAACGATGCACGAAGCTATCCCTCGGCTGCTGGCGACGATCAGGGATGCGCGGATTGCGGCACTGGAAGGTAAAAGTTCTGGGGAGAGCGAGACGAGCGAGTGCCAGGACCCTAACTGCCTCGGGGCGGAAGCAACGCCGTCCGCATCCCCGGAGGTAGCGGCGCGAGGGGGCCAGCGATGATGCGAAACGAAACGCGGTTCTATCCGATGGGCGAGCGGAAGCCAGCGCTCAACTTTGGTGGGGCTTGGCCTAAGATGGCGCCGTGTGCTTGCGGGTGCGGCACGGAGTTCATGAAGAGAAGTTGGAGCGCCAAGCTGCCAGAGTGCGCTGCTCGCGGCAAGGCGGCGTCGGAATCAAAAGCGAAGAAGAAGAACAGGGCTGCGACGGCGGCACTGGCCGCAGGGAGGCAGTCAGGTATAAATGAAACCAGTTAACTCAGCAGTGATTCACGTCAGGCTGGACAAAGACGTCAAGAAGAAGATCAGCAAGATGGCGGAGGCGGACGGCCGCACGGTCAGCGCGTTTGTGGCATTGGCGTTACGCCGGCTGGCTGGGATGGATATTGGAGCAGGGGCAGCACCGTGACATGGGCGAGCATCAAGCGGCTGGCGCGCCGCATTTCCCTGTTCTTCTGCCTGCATGCTCACCTAACGTTTATCCGGAACATCTACGGCGATGAAATCTTTTTCTGGGGCGGCGATCGGTCGGTATGGAAATGCAGGAGGTGTGGGCAGACCGTGACGCAGCCGCATCTTTCCCAGTACACTAAGGACTGAGGTATTTAAGTGCCTGTAGATACAAAGCCGTCTGTTGTGGCGCAATCAAGGTGGACGAGGACGCCAATATCTTTCGGAACAGGTCAGGCATATAGCGGAGTCACACTGGAGAAGCCAAAGGGGAAAGCCGTAATGATTGAGGCTAACCTTGGGCCAGACCAAGTGAAAAACAGCCGCATGCTGCGGCACGAATCAATTCATGCGCTGCTGGGTGATGCCGGCAGCGCTGCGTCAAAAGATCGTAGCGTAAGGCAGGCAGCGGCACCGATCGTAAACCAACTTTCCCAAAATGGCATGTCTGGCTATCTGGACGATGAGATGCCTGCGTATATGGGGTCTTTTTCTGATTCGCCTGATGAATGGACCGAAGGCGTCGGGCGGGATGCCCGGAGCAGATACATTACGGCGTACTCAGAAGCGCTTAGAAAACAGAACCCGGCGATAGCTGACAAGTATCAAAGGATGTCTCAGGATTCGTCTCCCGGGACGCTGGCGGGCGCTGTTGATATTTACCCAGGGGCGAAATACAGGGCAGTGCCGGGCGGAAACTCTGTTAAAGTCGTCCCGCACGGGCCGGGCAGGGGCAGGTAGCTAATGGGCCTCGTTTCCCCAGAAGAACTTCTAAAGTATCCGCCGCCGAAGCCGCCGGCGTGGATCACCAGCTCGCGGATGATGCGGTACCCGCTGCCGTGCCCGGAGTATCAGGTTCAGATTCTTGAGGCGCCGACGCGGTCAGGGAAGCCGGGGAATCCGTACTGGACATCCAACCCAGGGCCGCAAACATGGTCACTTTTAGCCCCTTTTGATGAGATTGTCTGCGGCGGCAGCCGTGGCGGAGGGAAATCGGCTGTGCTTATATCCTGGTTCGCGATGGGGGACCAGAGACTGGACCCCGACGACCCGGCGCACTACTCGTATTTGCTGGAGCCGAGCTACCGCGGGCTGATGCTTAGAAAAGAATACCAGTCCATGGCGGAGTTCGTTGATGAAGCCAGTGACTTCTTTGGACCGCTCGGGGGGAAAAAGAAAAACGAGCCGACGGAGTTTCACTTCAAAAGCGGCGCTATCATTTACACAAACCACCTCGGGGACGCGAAGGCATTCGAGAAGTATAGGGGGTGGGGCATCTCGCGGATCGGCATTGAAGAGCTTACGCAGATTGAGGAAGAGCGCTGGTACCTGAAACTGCTCGGATCTCTTCGTGCCAAAAAGCAGATTCGCATTCATGCCGGCAAAGAGTTTGCAGCGCTGCGGTCGCAGATCATGTCGACCACTAATCCTGACGGACCAGGCCGCTCTTGGGTGCGTAAGCGTTTCGTCAAAGTTCTTGATTCCAAAGGGAATATCATCCCGACAAACACGCCGATGAAGGACAAGATTACTGGCCTGTCGCGGATCTTCATTCCGATGTCGCGGATGGATAACCGGTACCTGCGGAACGACAAGCAGTACGAGGGCATGCTTTTATCGCAGGACGAGGTTACCAGAAAGCAGTGGATTGACGGCGACTGGGATGCCGGTAGCGGGGCCTTCTTCTCCGAGTTTCGACCGCAAGGGCCCCTCGGACCAATCGAGCAGGAGAAGTATCCGTGGGCAAGGCACGTGGTCCCGCCGGTGGACCTGCAGCCGTGGTGGTACCGGTTTGGAGGCGGCGACTGGGGGTATAGTCACCCGGCGGCATTTCACAAGTTCTGCCGAAGCGAGCGCGACGGTCGCATCAACGTCTATGACGAATTGGTTCTCCGCGGGTGCGGTTCGTTTGAGATGGGCGTGCGTCTGGCTCACTGGTGGATGCCGGATCTTGAAGGGCTGCCGAACAAAAGTGTGACGATTGCATTTTCGCCTGATGCGTTTGCAACAACAGACTCAGGGAAAACAAAAGTTGAGCAGATGGCTGACGGCATTGCCAGTGTTCTCGGACCATACGGCGCTTTCCTGTTGAAGTACACGGACGATGAGCGCAAGGCGATGGAAAGCAACCCGGCAAATGCGCAGAGAATGATCGAAGGGCGGATTGCTTCCGCCGCTCAAGGCAAAATGCAGATTGTCCTGAAGCGTGCCAGCACCGACACAGTTGCCAGGTGGAGCTACGTTCGCGAGTTGCTGCGGTTCCGCCCAATTGTTCAGGAGACCGAGCAGGAATTACGGGAAAGGGTGACAGAGCGTTTCCAGCGCTCCGGGTTGGAGGCGTACGAGCGTGAGCTGCTCAAGATTCGCCGGCCGCAGGATGAGCATTTGCCGAAGCTTCATATCTGGAAAGATCGGTGCCCGGGGCTCGTGCGGTGTCTTGAAGAAGCAATGGAGGATGAGACCAACTCTGAGAAGGTGGCAAAGAAGGATGCCGTGGACGGCGTCGGTGGCGACGATCCGCTTGACAGTGCTTGTCATGGCCTGCACCACTTCAAAGAGATCGAGAAGGTTATGCCGAAGTCGTACTTCGTGTCGGAGCGGATGGAACAGATTCAGGCTGGATTTGAGCGCGACTTCGGGGAGCGCCTGACAGATCCAAACCGGTTGATCATGATCCAGCAGACTCAGAGCGCTCGGTACGACAACGCGCACCCGTCACAGTCTGGCGGCTTTACTCCGGCGCGGATGTCCAGCAGTCGGCATCGAAAGCCTAATTAGGGTACACTTGTTGTTGAAATCGCAGGAGCACAAAATATGGCCGCACCGATGTCGTACAGACCGCAGCAGCGCAAAACTCCGGGCATGGACCCCAGAAAGATGCGCGCCCCCCACATGATGGCCGATGGCGGCCTGATCCCGGGCCCCGGGCCGATTGGCGGGGGCGGTCCAGCGAAAGGTGCGATGCCACCGAAGAAGCCGGCCGCGCCGCCGATGCAGGACCCCGACATGGACGGCGACGTTGACACACCAGTCATTCGCCCGGAAGCGGTGAACTACCACGACGAACCGCACAGCTGCGGCGCGTGCAAGTACAACACGGACGGCCAGTGCGGAGTGCTGCAGATGCAGATTAGCTTGGAGGGCGGATGTAATGCCTTTGAGGCTGGCGAGCCGGAGAATCCGGATATGGCGGAAGACATGGGCATGGAGCCGGAAGAGGCATACTAATGCAGGCATACAGGCAAAAGGCGACGAGCTTTGCCGTTCAATACACCGGTGAGCCGATTGAGGGCGTCACGTGCGGCGGCAGTTCGACGGACGAAACGGTCCGTCAGGCAGCGCGGCAACTGAACGGCTGCGATCCTTCGAGGGCTCATTTGCCGCACGTTCATACGGCGCAGGTCGGCGGCCTTGGCATTGTGACGCCCGGTTGCTGGATTATGCCGGTTCGCGGCGGTCCGTTTTGCGTTGTGGAAGATGCTCAGTTTCGGGCGCACTTTGAGGTGCCGCTGCTCGTTGAGCCTGATGCCGCGCCTGCCGCGCTATCTGGACATCCGCCTGTCGTAGTTGATCCGACTGAAGATCCGGCTCCGCCCGCGCCCGCTGACGAGCCGACCGACACTGTCACCGCTACTGATGAGCCTGTATTGCCGGAGCCCGCCTCTGAAGTGGAGCCCTCTACTGAAGTCGCTTCCGCTGCCAATGAACTAGCCGCGCCGGCTGAGGAAGCCGCACCGCCCAAGCGCGCACGAGCGACAAAGAAAGCTCGCCAGTAATGCTTTGGCTTCTGAGCCTTATTCCTGCGTTCCGGAACCTGCAGAATCTTTGCCAGATGCAGGCCCGGCAGATAGAAGAGCTTCGGCACGATGCCGCTACGGCTGGCTCCATGCAGGACTCACTGGCTGACTGCAGGATTCGCGAAAGCGTATTGCAGGACGAAGCGATTACACTTCGCGAGCAAATTGGGCAACTCAGCACCGAGAAGCTTATCCTGCAGGACCGCTTGGACAGTTCTCTTCAGGATCATGATCAAATGTGGTCAATGATAAGGGAGTCTCTCGACGGGGAGCGTATGGCTCTACGAACGCAGGTCAATCACGCAGTTGCCCGCGCCGGCGGTGGCGTTCCGTATCCGGATGCGCACCAGATGCCGGCGTCGGCCGTACCGCAAAAGCGCGAGGTCGGTCCTGTAGGTCGCCGAAGCCGATTGCTGTATTCAGAAGCATCAGCGGCGCATGACCGAAGGTTCATTCAGGACATGATGACGCCGCCGCAAGTTGAGGAAATGCCGACCTAGCCTGCACGCAGGCATCAGGTTGGAATAGAATCAATTCATGGGCTTCGTGAAGCAATCCCCGAGAGACAATAATGGCTGAAATCCTCGGTGAGGCTCCGGAAGCCCTTTCCAATTCCGAAATCATCAAACGGTACGGCAGTCATTTGGACGTGGTTACCAAGGCGGCGACCGACCCAACGTATGACTTTGAACGAAGCATTCTGATCTCGCAGGCGCGCCAGCAGTGGCTGATGGTCAAGGGAAACCCGAACCCTGTCCTTGGCTGGGGGCCCAGCGACTACGGCGGGCAGCAGGCGTCCTGGATTCCGTTTGACTACACGTCTTCGCAGGAAGAGACCGGCGCGGACGTCAAACTCTGTCCTCCGATCAACTTCATTGGCGGCGACTGCTTTAAGTTTATGGCCGTGATGGGGTCATCCTCTCCCAGGGTCAAAGGTGTGGCTGACGATCTCCGCGATCAGGGCGATATTGCAACAGCTTACTGTGCCGACACCAACATCCGGGACCTGTGGATCAAGAACAAGATTGACCGGCTCTGGAAGATTGCCGCATTCCATATGTACACCACGGGGCCGTGCTTCATGCGCGGCTACTGGAATACCGACAAGGTGAAGTACGGCGAGACGCAGGAACCGAAGATCGAGATTGTCTTTGGCGAGGACGGCGTTCCGATACCAAAGGTCGTCGGGACGCAGTCTTATGCGAACGGCGATGCCGAAGTAAGCTTTCACAGCGTCCTGGAAGTCACGATTCCGTGGGAAGCGAAAGAGCTTCGTGGGAACTTCCTCTGCTGCGAGCGCATGCTGTCCAAATGGGCGCTTCTTGCAAAGTACCCGGGAAAAAATGATGAGCCAGGGCCTTTGGATCAGTATCGCGGTGGCGACGTTCCTGACGACAAGATGAGCGGGGCGACGGTTGCGGCGCAAGAAGCGAAGACGGCGACGTCAAACCCATCAATGACGGCGCAGAGCAAGCGGCCGGACACGTGGCGGTTTACGGAGTGGTGGGTTCCTCCGTATCTCTACGAGGCGGTAACGTCAGGGGAGGCGCGGGAGGTTCTGAAGCGCCAGTTTTCCCGCGGGCTGTATATTGCACGAGTAGGATCTGTTGTTGTCGAGATTGAAGAGCGCGAAGTCACCGACGAATGGACGGTTTGTGGCGTCAACCGCGGTGAGAAGATCATGGAGCGGCCGGTGTGCGCCGACAACGTCCCAATCCAGCGCGCCATCAACGACCTCATGGGGATGGCGATCGAAACCATTCTTCGGGCGATCACCCAGACCATTATTGATAACCAGCTCATTGACCGCCAGGCGATGAGCACCCGGGAGGCAATCCCGGCGGAAATGATTCTGACGGCGATGCCGCCGGAAGGTGATCTTCGAGCCAAGATCTTCCAGATCCCGCCGGCCCACCTGAGCGATCAGGCATTGCCGCTGCTGAATCTGATGCGGTCCATGGGGCAGGATATTTCTGGCGTGCGTCCGGAACTGTCTGGCGGTGGCCAGCCGACCAGCACGTACCGCGAGGCGAAGCAGCGGAAGGATCAGGCGTTGGCCCAGCTGGCGCCACAAGCGCAGGCAATGCGGGATGCGGCTGAGGATCTGGGGAAGATTCTTGTGAATCTCCGGGCAAAGTACGGCTCCGGAATTGTCAAGTCTCAGCGACGTGGCGCGTATGGCGTCGAGACTGACGTCGCGAACATGGAAGACCTGAAGGAAACTGGTTGGCATCCGGAATCGGATGACCAGTTTCCGTTGACGCTTTCCGACAAGCGCGATTCGGTTTACAGTCTAATCAAAGAGATGCCGCCGGAAGTTCAGGCGTTCCTCGGCGTTCTCGATGTTCTCAACGTTGAGGAGCTTTGCGAACTGCTGCAGGTCCCCGGTTTCCAAAGCGCGATCGCGGACCAAAAGAAGAAGACGCTGGCCGAGATTGACGAGCTTATGGCACAGGAGCCGGTTATGCAGGAACCTGGCCCCGACGGTCAGGTTCCGCCGGCAAAGTCATCTATTCCGATTGACCCGTACGATAACCATCAGGTTGCGGCGGCCGTTAAGTCGCGCTGGCTGATTGCGAACCAGCAGGTGAAGGGTACGCCTGGCTTTGCCAACGTGGAAGCGTCGTGGACCGAGCAAAATGAAATGGCGCAACCGCCGCAGCCGCCTCCGCCTCCGCCGGTAAAGGGCAGCTTGTCAATGAGCGCCAAGCTTGAGGACTTCCCGAACCTAATGCCGCAGGTGATGGAGGCGGCCGGCATGCAGCCACCGCCTCCGCCAGCACCAACGCCGCAACAGCCGCTGGCTGGTGGGCCACAAAACCTGACTGGAGCAATGACACCGGATGCAAACCTACAGCCGCTCCCCGCGGGCCCCCAACCTCCCCAGGGGGCGATGTAAGGTGGTCGGGAAGTACGGGCAGAAGAAGCCGAAGACCGAGCACAGCTTTTCTTCGACGCAGGTAAACCTGACAGGCCCGGCGAAGGATGCTGTGATTGCGATGGCCAAGGCTATCCCGAGCAGGGAGCTGGCGGAAGATGGCCGCGAGGACACTCCCCACACAACAGTAAAGTACGGGTTGCATTTTCGCAGCCCCAGCGCAAGACTGCGGCGAGTGATTCAGGAGTTCGGCGTCATTACGGCGACTCTCGGGAAGACGAGCTTGTTCCAGAACGATGATGCGGACGTGCTGAAAGTAGACGTTGACTCTACAGATCTTCACCGGCTGAATGCGCTGGTGTCGAAGGTGATTCCGACACACACGACTCACCCGACCTACATCCCGCACGTGACGATTGCGTACCTCAAGCCCGGGCTGGGCAAGAAATATGCTGGGCGTGACGATCTCGCCGGGCGCAAGTTGCAGTTCGACAGTGTCCTGTTCTCAGGTAAAGACGGGCACGTGGAAGAAATTAAGCTGGGCAGTAAACGTGCTTATCGAGCGGTCGCGTAATGCCAGAGATCAAGAACACGAAAAAGCAAGCCTGCGGCAACTTTCACTGCGATGCCCGTGCATGGGATGCCTACATTCAGTGCTGGCCCTTCGACGCGAAGATGTGTTCTCATTGCGGCGACGTCTGGGTTGGTTGGGGCTGGCTAAAGCAGGCGGTATTTAACGTGTTTTTCAGCTGGTGGTGGTCCGGTGCCGTGCTGGTTAATTGCGGTGAAAATGAGATTGATGTTGACGCCGGGCAGGATTAGGACACTACCCCCTTTCTTTTGTGCAAGATTGTAGTAGACTCTCAGTAACGACCATTTATGGAATTCAATAGCACATCAGACATGCTTTCGGCGATCCCGGCAGACATCATGGGGGACCTCGCGGCCCCGCCTGTTGCAGATGCCGGCGGTTCCGGCCAGGATGAAGGGTATCTTGGCAATGAGCCTGATGATGCCGCTGACCCCGTAGATGACGGCGTAATTGACGACTCGCCGGTTGACGATGAGACTGAAGACGAAGCCGACGAGCCGACTGACGATGAGCCTGCCGAGGAGCCTGCTAATGAAGAGCCGGTTGCGGATGCGAAAGTTGCGAAAGATGACGCGAAGCCGGCGGAAGATCTCCCGGAAGGTGTAAGCCGCGGGAAGGACCGCTCGGGCAAACCCGGCCTGTTCGTTAAAGAAGCCCGATGGGAAGTGATCCACGGGAATCATAAGCTGGCGCAGGATGCTGCGGCCCTGATCGGTGAGCCATTGACGCTGGACGCGCTCAAGACGCGGGAAGCCGCGCTGGTGGCAAACGATCGGCTATGGAATGACTTGGCGTCCGGAGATGCCACGGTTCAGGGCAATGTCGTAGACGCTTTCCTTGAGCAGATGAAGTCGGCCGTTGAGTCTGGCGAAGTTGCGGGAGACCCATCGGTTTCATTTGCAACCGTGATGTACGAGAAGCTTCGCGATAGTGCGCCGGATGCGTATGCGTCCCTGCGTCTGCAGGCCGCTAAGGATTTGATGTCGGAGATGTACGCTGAGGCTGCTTCTCTGGGCAATGTTGACCTGTCACGGTCGATGAACTATCTCGCCATGCAAATGGCCGGCGTAAAACCAAAAGACGCCAGCATGACTCCTGAACAGTACGTTGACTACGCAAGGTCGACGGTGAAGGATGCTGGCCTGCCGTTTTACGGTGACGACGAATTACCCGCTCTGGCCGCAAAGCCAGGGCCCGCTGCTGACCCGCGGGACCGGCGCATTGCCGAGTTGGAAGCCAAGGTTAATCAGGGTACACAGGGCGATCCTGCTGCACAGCATAAAGCCTGGCGTGATACCCACGTGAAAGAAGTAAATACTGCGCTTTTTGACGACGCCATAACACCGGCCTTGGCGACCGTCCAGAAGTCGTGGGAGAAATTCCCGCAAGATTATGATCGCCTCGTGGTCAAGCCGCTGCACAGCGAAGTCCGCGACGTGATTCGTAAAGATGCGGCATTCAACCAAAGGGTTGGCGAGTTACAGGCCCGAGCTCAGCGTGCGGCATCTGCAGAGGTGCGCACCAGAATCGGCGACCAAATCCGTCAGGCTTTTGTAAATCGTGGCAAGCTGGCAGTGGAACAGGTCAAAGGACCAATTCTGCAGTTTGCCGTGGACTCGCTGAAGGGCCGAAGCGAAACAACTCACCAGCGCCGTGAAGGCGCTCAACAACGCACCGCCCCGAAGGGCAGTAGCGCACCGGTTCGCACCTCGGCCGTCCCTGATATTCCGCAGTTCGCGAATAACACGTTCGACCCAAAGGTAGCAGCAAGTCAGGCAGCAAAGTACTTGGCTTCACTGCGAAACTAACCGGCCTACGTCTCACGAGCAGGTGCGTGAGGATACTAAATTGGCTTCAAATACGCTTTGGCAGCAGTCCGAGATCGTTCGGACAAAGCTTTTTCCTTTCTGGGCAACTGCGGACTTCAAGGTCCTCACCGATTTCATCGCAAAAGGCGAAGTGGAAATCGTCGGAGAACGCGATTACCGCATCCCGTTTAAGACCACGTTTGGTGGCCGAGTAGGTCACTACGACAATCAGCTTGGCGACATGGGGCGCGGTTCGTCTCCCCAGGGCAACGTCATGCTGCAGTCGTTCTACAGCCTGCGCATCAACTTCGAGTTTGACATGATGCAGATCAAGGCAACGACCAGCAAGAAGCAGGCTGTTCAGAATCCTTTCGTTCAGTGCATCTCGGAAGGCTTCCGCGAATTCGAGCTGATCTGGGACAAGATCATTCACGGCAACGGCACCGCCGTCCTCGGGACTTCCAATGCCTACTCAACCGGCACCGGCGTTTCGGTCTACACCCTGACCAACACGTTTGGCGTCCAGTTGCTCCGTCGCGGCCAGTTCTACACGATCTACGATTCGACCCTCACCACGGTCAAGTCCAACGGCGTGCTTTACGCGGCTCAGATCAACACTCAGGCGCGCACGCTGACCATGAGCGGCATCGTTCCCGGCGGCGCGTCCGGCGATCTGATCTGCTTTGAAGGTGTCACCGGTGCGACTCCGGCCGGCCCCCGCGGCTTGGCTTACTGGGTCTCTGCGGCCGCTTCCGGAACCACGGCCGGCATCAACCGGGCGACGGAAAACCAGATCATCTCGAAGTCGGTCTCCGGCACCAACGGGCTGACGGTCGACGTGGTCCAGATGGATCGCGGCGAAGTTCCCAACTTGATGGGTGTCGTCGGCAACGCGCAGCGCGCCTACGCCTACACCCAGATGGAAGCCATCCAGATGTCGCTGATCGAAAACGGCGACAAGCAGGCCGGTCTGTTCGACCGCTTGCCCAAGCTGAAGGGCAAGAAGTTCTTCATGTGGGGTGACGTTCCGCACTACGTTGACATCCATGCGGATGCGACCACTGCGTACTACGTCTGCCCCGAAGACTTTGGCCGCGCCCAGCTCGCTCCCACCGGGTTCTTCGAGACTCCCGGCAAGAGCGGTCAGGATGCTCGCTTCATCCAGCTTTACGGCTCGTCCGGTGGCCCGGCAGCGGGTGTCTGGTTCGGCATGACCAAGGACCAGGACATTTACTGCACAAATTCCGGCCAGCAGGGTTTAGTCACATCCCTTCCGCTCGGGTCGCTTTACGCCTAAGCGGTTTCTCTCGGGAGGGGGTCGCAAGGCCCCCTCTCTTTCTTTTGATTTGGAAAGGCACCATGCAGTCAGAAACGCCACTCTCGGAACAAGTAACGGAAGCGATGCAGGTCGCTGATGCGGCCATGGCGGCCGACATGCAGAGCGTAATCACTCGCGCAAACGCTGAGGACGGGGAGCAACCGGATAATGCGTAACGCAATAGTAGACCACCTGAACCGTCGCCTTGGCGAATCGCTGGGGTACGTCAACTGCGGCACGCTTCCGCGCTTTGCCTGGAAGTGGGCCCCTGACGAATCTCATTTTGTTTACGACAGCGACAATCGTACTGTAGTCAGGAAGACGTGGGCGGACCGACTGGCGGCCGACGGGAAGCCGATTGGACGGGCGTGGGTCTTGGCGCAGTGGAAGCCGACAAAGATTGCGGACCATTGCGGATTCGGTGAAGGCATTCGCCTGGCTGTCACGGCGAGCGCAAAGTATCAGCCTCAGTTTGAAACGGTTCTGCCCATAGGCGTGACGCCGACGGAAGAACTGAACCAGAATTATATCTGGGCTCTGGACTTTCAACTACAGAACTCGGCTGAGCACAACCCTTACGCCATGGCGAATGCACTGGCGGAGGAGAAGTACGAGGACGATGTGAACGAAGCTCAGAACGCGAAAGAGTTCCGCGAATCGTCGCTTGCGCAGTACGACAACTACGTCGGCGCGTTTGGAAACTGTTCACCTGGTACCGCCGGCGGCTTCATGTCATTTGGCGGATTCGACAACAAAAACCCGGCTGCTGCGGCGGCCTAGAGAAAGAGTAAACGTCTAATATGACCTGCAAAATCGCATCAGTACACTTCGTACCAGTTCTTGCTGTCCGGAACTACAGGGGAGACCCGTTCATGCTGGGTGCTATTGACAAGCCTGGCGCAAACCCGGTCATTCTGGAGCTTGATGACATGGCCCAGCGGGATTCTCAGCCGTACAATGGCCAGCCGTATCGCATGCCAATCACGTATCCGGTCATGGGTGAGGAGATTGCACGCGATCTGGTTCAGGAATGGACGGAGCGCGGCCTGATGATGAGCCAGGGTTGCCACCCGGGAATCTGGGTCGTGCGCCAGCATATCCCTATCATGAATGAGGACCCGCAAAGCGGCGCCGCGATTGCCGCATTGGATGTTTTTGGCAAGCAGAAGTTTCGTCCGGCGACGCTCGAAGAGATTCAGCAGATGTGGGACGAGGATCTGGCTGCGGCACGCGCTGCAGATCTTGCCTACGCGAACGAGTGCTTCATTGCCGGGCAGAAAATTGCATCTGACGTCCGCACGGCTCACCTTGTTCCGAAGACGTACAAAACAGCGGCGATTTTCTACGGCATGGAAGCTAACTGGTCTCGGCTTGGCGCGACGGCGCTGAACACCAGTTGCCCACATTGCGGCAAGCCGACGTCGAAACTGAACTTCATTTGCGCAAGCTGCAGCCAGCCGACGGATCTGGAACGGTGGGCTGAGTTTACGGCAAGGAAGCAGGCAGCGCTGGACGCTGTGGCTTCCCGCTTTATGAGCGCTCCGGCAGCGCAGCCAGCGATGGCCCAGTAAAATGGCATTTCCAACCAGGCTACAGGTTAAGCAGAGATTTTGGTCTTTGCTGGACGACCCTGCCGGCGTTGTCTACACGGACGCGCCGGGGCCTGGTGGGAGCCCCAGCCTATTTCAGAATGCGTTCAGCGAGGCGTACGACGTTCTGTACAGCACTATGCTGGGGCAGCAGGTCACTCGGGTTGAACAGGTAGTTGACGGCATCATTGTCCCCGTTGGGACGACTTCTATGTCGCCAGCGGAAATGGGGATTACGGATTTCGCGGATTTTGACTGGATCTCAGAACGCTCGGCTGGCAGCACTGAGAAGTTTATTGACCTCGTGGGTGAGGACCGCCTGACGCAGCGTGCGCAGACAGATCGTCTGATCGAGACAGTGTTTCAGGATGGCGCGTTCAAGTTTGTTGGCGCCACGACCGTTCGCGAGCTCCAAATGAAGTACATTGCGTCAGGTTCGGCCCCGACCCTTGATGCGACCGAGATCCGGATTGATTCGTCGCTCAACTTCTTGGCGAACTATGCAGCTGGCACTGTCGGCAGCAATAAAGGGTACGAGCAAATGGCGGCCAAGTGCATGCTCAATGCTGTCGGGCCACGGTTTGCAAATGGCGGGGGCCCGGGCGGGATGTTGTTCTATTTGATCCAGCCCTTGGTCCGGAGCCGTCAGAACGTACCCGTGGCTCACAAGCCCTACACGACAGCGCGCCGGATCGGTGTCGGGCGCAGGACTGTCCCCTACGTGGCCGCGCAAGCCGGCACCACCGGTGGAGGCGCGCAGAACGTGCCGGTGCAGTATTCCAGCGTTGGTGGCGGCATCAGTGGTGACATTGACGGCGTGAACGCGACGTTCTGGTTGCCGGTCCCCGTGCTGAGTTTCAATCTCTACCTGAATGGTGATTTCCAGCCGCTGAACGTGGCGTACACAGCTCTCAACAACCAGTTCACTTTCGTCGGCTCCGTTCCGCAAGTCGGAGATACAATTACCGCCGAAGTTTGGGTTGCTTACCAGTAAGGCGTAGTCCCGTGGCGTCTGCCTGTTTTCGCTGGTAGAATAGGCCCATGATCAAACGCACGATTTTGGCGCTGACTGCCATGGCCGTCAGCCTGTTCGCACAGACATCAACCTTCCCGACGGCCGTCGCCACTGACGCTGACCTCAAGGTTCAGGTAAACGGCACTCAAACCACTCTGACCGCGGCACTTAGCGCCGTAGCCACTAGCACGACAGTCTCCAGTTGCACTCGCATCGGGCCGAATATGCTGGCGACCATCAACACCGAGATCATCGCAATTGCCAACTGTCTCGGGACCACGCTCACTTTCGCGACTACCTCGCCTGGCTGCACGAATGGCAGGGCCTGCGACAATTCGACGGCCGCCGCACATGCCTCTGGAGCCAACGTCAGCCTGTTTGCCGATGCGTGGCACCACAACGCCTTGCGCGTGCAGGTGGAGGCTATCCAAACCGCTTTGTACAGAGGTGCCAGCCCGACGTGGGCCAATATCACGTCGAACGCGAATGTCAACGCAAAGGCTTTCAACTTTTACGACAACACAGGGGAGGTGATCGATTTTGGCCACTTCGGCATGGACGCGAAGGTTAACGCTATTGACAAAGAACTATATATCAGAGACACTGCCGGAGCGGTAATGTTGACGTTGAGGTCTAGCGGCAGCGCTTACATTGGTTCAGTGCTAAACTTCGTTGTCGGCAGCAACCTCAGTGAGAAAAACCTGCAGGTTTACGGCACGGTCACGGCGACAGGTACGGTTTCTTCATCACGCAGTACGGCCGGTAGCGCTATATCCGGGACAACGACCTATGCGGACCCGGCGGCGTACGGCGTGTATGGGTCATCGACAAACGGCGCCGGTATTTACGGCGTTTCACTTTATGGAACTGGCGTCAAGGGTTCTGGCTCGACTTATGGCGTGTATGGGTCGTCCACATCAGGCAATGGCGTTTTTGGTATAGACACTGCAGGCGGAGCAGGCGTAACTGGAAGCAGCGATGCTGGCTATGGCCTTCGCGGCCTGTCTGATTCCGGGGTAGCGATCATTGCCTCAAGCGTTTCAGGTGTGGCCCTTTCTGTCACCAGAAACAATAGCGGCCCAGCCGTAACGATTACGACAACTGCAAGCGGCAGCGGCATTTTAGTAAACGCTGCAAATAGCACGGTAATTACCGGCACTACAGGTTCATCGACATCCGCAGTTCTGATTGATAGCGGCGGCACTTGCACGATCCGTGCGTCGGCAGGTATTGCCTGCGTTTCCGACGGGCGGAACAAAAAAGATGTGCGACCAGTCCCATCTTCCCTCGCCAAGGTTCTCCGCTTAAAACCGGTTGAGTACAACATGATAAGCGATGGCCAGCATGCCGTCGGGCTTATTGCGCAGGAAGTGCAGAAACAGTTTCCCCAAGCTGTGCAGGAGACAGAAGACGGGAAACTGACTCTTTCCTACCAGCAATTGTTTCCGTACCTGTTGAAGGCAGTGCAGGAGCAGCAGGTTGAGATCAACAGGCTGAAGGCTCGCAAATGAAGGTAGTGGCCCTTGCTTTGCTGGCTATGGTCTTATATGCGCAGACACCAGCGCCTGCCCCCAAAAACGTCCCGACGGATCTTTCAAACGATTACTTTGCCGCCTACGCTGAGACGTTGAGCATCCGCGAAATGCTGTCGAGGTCGGATGCGGAAATGCGCGCCGCCTACGCAGCCATGCAGGCGTACTGCAAAGGCGACGTAATCATGAATCCGGAGAACAAGCGGCGGTTCGTGTGTAAGCCCGAGCCAGCAGCCGCACCCCCCCCGCCGGAGCCAGCCAGGAAATAAAATGCCAGCTTACTTGCCAGGGACAGGGCTACCGGGGCAGATCGTCCCCGGGTTTGACCCGTACGACACGCCGGTTATCCCGGGCGAGTACGTGCCTGCAGCGCAGGTTGCGACGATATCAACGCCGCTGGCCTCGCCGCCGCAGCAGTTCACGAACGTTGAAACGCTGATCAACGGTGGCTACCTCAGTCCACGGGTTCTGCTCTTCATCAACAACAGGCCCATCACGGCGACGGCCGTATTGCCTGGACAGTCGCTGCCCGGGACATCGCTCCCAGGGTACGCACCAGTGCCGTACGGACGCCTTCTGACCGAAGGTCTTGACTACACAATTACCGGTGGAGTTGTGACGATGGCATTTCCGCCGACAGGGGCTGATATGCTGACAGCCGTTGTATTTTCGCCGGGCAAAGCGCTTGGCGGCCCACTGCCGACGCGGTTTATTGCTCCATGGCAGTTGCCACTACCGCTTTCCGGGCTCTATGACGGAGTCTCGACGCTTTACCGCGTAGTCTTTAGCCGCACTATCTTCGGCGTTCTGGATGGCGTGAACAAAGTGTTTACGTGGGGCGTGCAGGTCCGCAAGGCTTCAATCTTTGTGAATGGGAAAATGCAGACAATGACACGCAGCGTGTCCATGGGGCCGACGGCGATGGTCTTCGCAGCCACGAACATCCCGCAGCCAGGCGACATCATTTCCATGCTGGGGTACCTGTGATGACGCCGCTTCCGATCCAGTACACAACTTCTGACGCCTCCCTGATCGGCGACGTTGACGGTGCAAACCGTAGCTATTACTTTGTCCCTGTACCGAATCTTTTGCTTTGCAGCGCGACCGGCATTCGGTCATTTCTGATGTTCTGGAACGGACTACTGGTTGACCAGCCCGGCGACTACGTGGCGCACAACGGGTACTTCGTCTTTAACTCCTCGGTCCAGTTCGACACTGCGACGGCGCTGGCGTACACCGACACCGCGCCGTCAATTCTTCGCCTCTCTGACACGTCGATCACTGCCTTTGGAAGCAACTCCCTCCGGATCTCATTCGGCAACGCCGCATTCGTTGCGCAGCGGCAGTTCGTCCTGTTCCGCAACGGGCTTCGCCTCACCGACGGGCTGGACTACACGTCGTCGGGTCCGTGGATCAACCTTGTTGCCGGGCAGGAGATTTTGGACGGCGACCAGTATTCGGTTCTCATCGGTCCAGTCGGAACGGCCTGCAGTACCGCCAACGGAACGATCACTGGCTTGATAGATGGGCTCAATCTCAACTTTGAAGTTCCTAACACCGGGCCGCTCTGGCTGTTCAAGAATGGCATTTTTTTGACTGAAGGGCTGGACTTCAGCAGGTACGAGACGACAGTGAGCCTGCGCGGGCAAGCACCATTGCCGGGGGATACACTGACCGGGCAACTTTTGCCTGCCGGTTATTCATTCACCGAGCTTTCAACCTTCAGTGATGCTTTCATTTCGAGTCCGGTTGCCACGCAAAGTAACACAGTCGATGGGTCGATAACAGGATCAATAGACGGCTACAACGCTGCCTTTACAATCCCGGAAGGGTCTCAGAATTTTTGGCTGTTCCGTGATGGGCAGCTTTTGACTAACGACCTCGATTATTCAAGACTTGGTCAGATTGTTACTCTGGCAGGAGATCAGGTCCCGATCCCGGGCGATCTCCTGACCGGCCAATCATTCGCCTCCGGGAACATGCTGCAGGCGTCAACGTATGCAGGTTCCATCACCGGAACCATTGATGGCGTCAACCCTGACTTCGTCGTCCCTTCGGGGGCCTCAAGCTTATGGCTCTTCAGAAACGGGCAACTGCTTACCCGGGGGCTGGACTACACACTGGCTGTGGATACCGTTACTCTTTTAGGCACGGCGATCCCCTCTGGCGATGATGTTTTGACGGCCAAATACACCAGCGCCACCTTCTCTGCGCAAATTTCAACCTTCGACAACTCAATCACTGGGACCATCAATGGCGTCAATGATACATTCACCGTCCCGGATGGATCTGCCGGGATATGGATTTCCCGTAATGGGCAATTCCTTACCGAATTGGTGGACTACATAAGGGCGGGAGCGGTCATTATCATGTCCCCTTGGCAGATCCCGATAGTTGGCGATGTGCTCACAGGGCAGGCATATCAATATGGCCCGTCTGCGGTGTTTTCGGTTTATGGCGGAGGGCTGACATTTTCCGTAGCTGCCGCGTCATGGGTATTCGCCGATGGGCTGATCCTGCCGCAGCTCGGATCAGCGCAGGCAGACGGGAATAGCATCACGCTAACGGATGCGGCAATCTCAGGCAGCACCATCACTGCAGAGTCATGGGTGCAAATTGCATCCGAGCCTGAACAGCCGGCGCTCAATTTTGGTACGCAGTACAGTTCAGACGATGGCGGGATCTCCGGCGACATGAATAGCTCAAATGCGGTGTTCACCATCAACGACAGCGGACTGATCACGCAGGTCATGCTTTTCGTGAATCGCAGGTTTCTGGTTCAGAATCGCGACTACGCTTGGACAGGAAACACAATTACCATGCTGGCAGGCAGTATCCCTGACGCCGGCGACGTCTTTACCTCGATCGTATTCAGCGATTGACTTGACTAGGTATGACCCAGTTTCCCTTCGGCCCGCCGGGCTGATACGCTCCGGGAATTCCGCCGCGTTTGAGCCATCGGTAAACCGTCTTTAATGCCACCCCGGCTCGCGCCGCATATTCTTTCGCAGTCATCAAACGTCATTGTATCCCAAATTGAGACATAAGCGGACAGCGGCATGCGCGGCTCGCCGAAATGGTTCTATGCTGAATTCGAGGGTACAACTTTCTGTGCCCAAGTTCAGATAAGGAGTTTTCCTCATGGCCGCAGCTACACTCACCACCAACGCGCCTGGTCGGCAATCCTCGCCAATCAATGTTGCCACCTTCATCCCTGTCACGGTCACCCTGACTGCAACCGTTTACGCGGCGGCCAGCGGCGGCGCTCCGATCGACCTCACAACCGTCCTCCAGCAGGCAGCGCCTTCTGGCTGGGATGCGCCCAACTATGTTCAGGCGATCAACCCGGCTGACGTCGTTGGCATTTTCGCCCCAAACCTTTCGACAAACGGATTCCTGCCGATGTCGCTCGTGATCGGGACCCCGACGTACACGGCGGTTCCCGGGCAGTCCGCCAACGGCGTGTCTGCCACTCCCGGCATTCTTGCCACCTGCCCTGCAACGTTCCGCCTCTTCGGGACTGGCGCAGGTAACGCCCTCGCTCTCGCTCAGGTGGCTGACGGTGCCGTCACCGACGCCGTCACCTTCTGGCTTGTCGTCATGCGCAACGGCGCGAACAACTAAGCGGCAACTGAGGCTCAAGGACAACTACCATGGCCATAATTGCAAGCACCGGCAAGCGCCGGAATTTCAGAGAATCGCTCTGGGCGATCGTCAATCAGTGCTGGTTCGGCGTTGATTCAACTGGCATTGACCTGCCTCCCCTCGCACTTAACGCTGCATTCATCACGGGCGTCAATGCGGCAGGTACGGGGGTCGTCAATCTGATCGGCCCGAACGCAGCCGACGGGGCAACTATCCCTGTCGCGCTCACCGTCACTGGTGCATTTACCCCTACCGGTGGGGCTGTTCAAACCTCCGCCACCACATGGAAGCATCAGTATGCCGGTGGCATCACGCCAATTGCGACGACCAGCGGGACAGACACGGCCGGCATTAACGGCACGGTTTTTATCTCCGAAATATTCGTCCCGGCGAATATGACACTGACCGGCCTCAGCTTCCTCATTGGCACAGTTGGCGGCACCGACAAGGCCATCGCCATGTTGTTCAGTTCAGCTGGCGCTCTTCTGGCGAACTCCGCGCTGGCCGGCGTAACTGTCAGCACTGCGGCGACCTTCCAGCGGCTTCCGTTCACCGCGACTTATGCTGCGATTGGGCCCGGCAAGTATTACGTCGGCGTTCAATACAACGGCGCAACGGCGAAGATCCGGACCCAGCCAGCCGGGGACCACGACGCGGTCTCCATCTCGCAGACATTCGGGACGCCGGTGGCAATTACCGCGCCATCGACGTTCACTGCGTCTACCGGGCCGATTTCAATGCTGTACTAAGGGAGCCAATGGAACTGACAGTCGCAGAGCGCCTGCTTCTGTTTCGCGTGATACCGCCCGCCGAAGGAGACTTTCTCTTTCTGCGGGCGGTGCGTGCGTTACGTGAAAGCCTTGCTCTTTCCCCGGAAGAGATCGCCGAACTTTCCTTTGAGCAGCGTCAAGTTGGCGATGGCGTTCGTTACAGCTGGAACCCGGAAAAAGCCGTCGGCCATGTTCGCGAGATTGAGATCCCGGCCGTAGTGGCTCCGTACATCTCTCGCAGCATCCTTGCGGCAAAGGGGCTGCAGGAAGAGCACTTGGACTTTTATGGCCGATTCGTTTTAGAGGAGCAAAAGTGAGAGTCCTGGTATTGTTAACATTGGCTATTTCGGCGTTCGGCCAAACCGTTACGCAGGTTGACTACAACACGCAGGTCAAGAACAGGCCGATTGTTTCCGATGCGGGCGCCGCAACTTTTGCAGTTGCTTGTGCTCGGGGCTCTGGTGGCGCAACTGTTTCAGTCACAGTAGCGTGGCTCAACGTACCAACACAGTCATGCTCGGCCAATCTGGCGTTTAACGGCGGGAGTATCCAGCCTGCCGCTGGCGCGACTGTGACGCTTACTGGGTCTATTACCGCGCCACCAAACAAGATTCTGGACTACTCAGCAGGCGGAACTGTTAATTTGAGCGGCTCGAAGCTGTCACTTGGGGTACTGCCGCAGTGGCTGGGAGTGACCGGAAGCGGAGCCAACGAGACCGTCAACCTGCAAAACGCGCTTGATATCTCTGTTGCATCTGGAAAACCTTTGTATGTTCCCACAGGGACCTATGCGATGTGCAACATTTCCACCACTACAACGGGGGCTGTGACTATTACTGGTGCGGGAATGAATCAGTCGAAGTTTATTCGCCACAGTTCCTGTCTGCACAGCACCGATACCATGCTAACCGCAACCTTTACTGGTTCCAGCGGAACGGCTGAATTGCGAAACTTTAGCATAAGTAATGTATCGAGCAATGGTTCGCTAAATTCTGATGACATTGACATCTTTGGAGCTTCGCGGGTTCTGGTAGATGGCTTGTACATTGCCAAAGCGGAAACTGCCGGACTGGGTATTCAGTCTTCCTCAAACGTAACCATCACAAATTCCACCATATTTGAGAACTACTGGTTCGGCATATCCGTCGCAAACGGTAATGACTGCTGTGGCGGAACAGCCACGCCAGC